GGGGACGAAGCAAACATGCTAATCACCCGACAAACCGAAAATTACGAAGAATTAGCCGTACTAAAAGACCCAGAGGCCCCTCAAGTTGGGGAAATCGTTGTTCAGAAGCGTTTAGCTGAATAAGCGGCTGTTTTGGTGTCTATAAGAGTGGTAGAAAATTACTTAACAATCAGGTAAAACCATGGCAATCTTCACAAATGGCGCAACAACTCAGAATATTGGCGGAAGTTTTTCAACTTCTAGCGCTGTAAAAGATTTGCCCGAAGTTAACCCTGGGATTGTTACTTCTAATAATTCTGACGAAAATATCGGTTTGGGTTGTTGTAGCATTGCTACGAGCGCTTCTCAGGTTTCGTTTGTCCCCACAGGAAGTATTGTATCAAATACCGTACAGTCGGCCATAGCCGAGCTTGATTCGGATGTGACCGCGCTGGCGGCTCTTACTCCTGATGCAATTACTGTTATTTATGTTGATCCGGCTTCACAACAAGCCTCTCTTAGTCAAGCCCTTCCTTCTTCCCCAACTAATGGAGATTTAGCTGAGTATCATTTTGGGGGGCAAATTTCCTTTGGAGATATTGTGGTTGACGCCTTTAGTTTTACTGGTGGTACCGTTTTGGGCAATTTTCCTATGACGGTAACAAGCGGTGACTCTATCTCATTGAGATACCGCTCAGCTAATGACACTTGGTACTTCCGATAAAGTTATAAAGGATCACTCTAATATTCATTATTTTTATTTTTGGGGTATAAATAGAGGGCATATTGCCTTTTTAGGTTAAATTAACGCTTTTTAAAAGAGAGAAAACTAATGGCTATTTATTCTGGTGGTGGATCTACACAAGATCTTGGCGGTCAGTACAGCTTGTCTGGACAAAACAAAGAGCTTCCAGCGCTTGATACTGATATCGTATCTTCGAACAACACTGATACTCCATTCGTTTGGGGCTGTTGCGTTCTTGAGTCGCTTTCGGGCATCGGTTTGCCTGCTTATGACGATGACGCTGCTGCTTCCGGCTTGAATGCTGGAGACCTCTACCAAACGACCGGTTCCGGTTCTGCACCATTAAATGCAGCTGGAATTGTTATGGTGAAGCAGTAATTTCGGTTCAATTACAGTACGTACCTTTTTACTTTTTTTGGAGACATGATTTTTCATGGACAAGACTTTTTCTGTTAATGTTTCTAAACAGCATCTTGAAGTGATGCGCAGTGCGGTTGAGACGCTTCCTTTTAACGAAGCAAAACCTATTCTGGACTTGGTGCCAGCTGTGGTTGAGTCAGAAGAACAGGACCAGTACCTGGTTGAGCTGTCGGACGTTCATTGGAATGTTATCGGCGGTGCTTTGGGTAAGTTTCCATATGTACACGTTGCACCGATTATGGACTATCTAAAGAAGGAGATTGCTACTCAGGAAGCTGCACAAGCAGCAGCTGCCGCTGAGCCAGCTCCAGCACCGGCTACGGCTCCTGCCTAATCAACGGCGAGTTAATTTAACCTACGGAGAGCCGCCTTCGGGCGGCTTTTTCTTTATTATGGCAAAAGATGAAAAAATAGTAGTAAAACCAGGCTTAGGTCCGACTATCTCAATGCTTATTATCGCGGCACTGGTTGCCTCAAATCTATGGTTTGGGTGGAAATTTGCCCAAGTTTCCGTGACACTGGCCGAAAAAGAGCAGGCTGTGCAGGTTATCAAGAATAATTATTATGGTTTCTTTAACTGGGTCAAACAGGAATTCCAAGCTGTCAGTGGAAAATCTCGCGCAGAAGGCTTCTTTGATAAGCTTTTTGGCCGAGAAGGACGTGATTTCCCCGATTTAAACGAATGGGAAGACCCTATGAAAGTCCGCCCAATTGCTCCCATTGAGGAGTAATCATGGAACTCATTCTAAGCGCCGTGGTGTCTATAGTTACGGTATATCTTATTATTAAGAACTTGAAGGGATGCTTAAAGTTTTTGATGATATTGGCCGCTATAGTATTAGGCGTGTTCTTATATTTAATATATGGGTGAAAATATGAATGATGACATGTGGAAAAATATCGGAGTAATTCTTGCTTTGACCGCTGGAACGCTTCTCTGCGCGATTGTCTTTGATCTCGCTACGGCCAAAAAAGTTCCAGTTAAGAGCGATGTAGTTAAATACTGCGATGAGTGTGAATGCCAGTGTAGCTCCGAAGGCTGCTTGTGTGTTTGCAATCCATGTAAATGCTCTAACTGTGGATGCCCAGGCTGTGTGCAAGGGAACTAATGTCTGCGTCCTGATGCATGTGCTCTGGGCGTTGTTTTTCCTTGTAATTATTTTTTGTTTAAGCTTCTGGGAGGAGGTTCTAAATGGCGTGTGAAATTTCGGGTAACCCCTCGAACAACGGAATTTACTCCGGCATAATTGGTCAAAACTTTAAGGATCAATTCAATGCAGCTATTAACTCCCTCCTAGAAGACTGCGCTTGCGCGGTATCGTGCGGGCTTGTTTTTGCTAATGTTTATGTAGATTGCCCAACCTGTAATGCAGGGGTTTTCGGCCCCGATGGAACGACTCCATTTCATTACCCTGGTCAAAGATGCATTACTTGTTCAGGTAAGGGCAAGGTTCTATCGAGCCAAACTGAAGACGTTTCTCTGATGGTAATCTGGGACAGCAAGTCCTGGTGGACTACTGAGTCTCAAGGGGTAAATGCCGCTAGAGTAGAATTAGAAACATTCTGCCATATAGACCTTGCAAATAAATTGCGGACTGCTCAATATTTAATCCCATACAATACTGACCCTTGTTTCTCTGGCAGGAGATTCGAGAGAGTTGGAGATGTAGAGCCCTGTGGAATTGGCAATCCTAATTTTGTTGGCGCGGCTTGGACTGGAGTTTCATCTAGATAATGGCCAAATTCAAAGCAACCTTAGCTAGTAGAGCTATTTCAAAAGCCGTAAACTCCGCCCTTAATGCTGAGCTTCCTGCATTAACTAAAGAGCTTAAAGAGGTTGTAGATGATCAAATCGAGCTTGCTTTCGACCCAGCGAATTCCCCGGAAGTTGACTCAATGGTTAACGGGAGAAGCATTGGATCTTTGAAAGCTCAGCTTGGTTTAACTAGCGCGGCTCAAAAAGTTAACTTGATGAAACGCTCTATACTTACGAACGTCAAAGTAAAAAGAGAAAGAGCAGTTGGAAGAAAGCTAGGAAGAGTCAATATCGAGTTTACACCTGATGTAACTGCAATGGCATCCGAGGGTTGGGCATTTCAAGATAATAGCGGAAAAAATGGACCACCTCAATTACCTTGGTTTAAATGGTTAGCTCTTTCTGGAGCTGTAGTTCAAGTTCTAGGGTGGGACGTTTATGATGCAAGAGGCACCCCGGCTGCTAAAAACTCCAGAAGTAAAACAAATGTAGTCATGAGAAAGGGGCGAGCTAGAAGCTGGGCCGTCCCAACTCAGTTTGCCGGAACCGTGAACAATAACTTTGTGACAAGAGCGCTGAACAAGCGCCTTATCTCAATAAGACGACAAACTGACTTAGCGCTTAAAACCTATTTAACTAGAGTTAGAAGGAGAGTTAGATAATGTCTTGCGGATGTGATCCAACCTCCGGGTTTAAGAACTTTGCGCATTTTGGCCTTACGACGCCAATTACCAAAGTAGAAAAAAATATACAATTCTTTTTAGATTGGGCCTTTCTAGAAATCGGCGCATGGGTGGAAATTCGTTCGGGTTTTCCCGGACCTAATGGTGAAGACGCATCCTTATTAAGCCAGGTTGATTGCTATGTAGGTGGAACAGCGTCCCAAGGATGGCGTGCCAATTGGGTCCACGAGACAGGCGTGACTTATACAGATACCGAGGGGGGCGTTCATTCTCCTTCGACTCCATCGATTAGCGGGAATATTAACTATAAGTACGGTTATGTGGAGGGAGTAGTTCCTTCTGCAGAGTATGCCGCTAAACAAGTTAGTGTTCTCATAGCCAACGAGGAATCCTGGTGGAAAGAGCTTGAGCTTAATTCTTGGGATATTCAAGATGGCTTTTTTACCCGAGATAACTGCGGAACTTGGACTATCGGCATGCAAAGCCAAAATAGAGTGCAGCTTCCAGCGGTCGTAATCGACTCTTTTGGGGCCAGCCAGCTTATTCGCAGGGGCCTTGGAGACTGCACAAACGGCTTCCAAATGCCAATAGATTTATACATTTATACAGACCAAAAGGGAGATAGGCAAAATATTGCGGATATTCTGAACCTCCAAGAATACAAACAATTTTGTTTATTTGATCCTGACGGAGCCGAACTCCCACTTGACTGCAACGGCTTCCTAAATCCCTCTGGAATGCAGTATCCAGATCTTTTAACTAATCACCTTTGGGGCTGCGCGAGGATAAATTCTACGGAAATTCGGTCATTTGCCCAGATAAATACTGGACTATATGAAGGAATTATTCGATGGAACCTAGAAGTTTATCCCCAGTGACCAATTTTTGGTGTATATATAATAGACTAATACCCTTTATTTTAATTAAAATTAGGAATAAATAATATGGCTAGTGCTGGAAGTTGCGGAAGTGTCAAATGGGCGAATCGCCAGCTTGGTATTATGTCCAAGGCTGATAGTGACGCCAAAGAATCAGGCACGCCGGGAACGAAATACAATTTTGGTTGTGGTGCGCCTATTCCCGGAGACGCTTCGCAACAACAGGCATTTGGCGTTCAAAGCATGGGCTACGACGCTAACTTTGACCTGAGTCCAGTATTCGAATTCTGTGACAGTGAGCCTTACTTCATTAACGAAGGCTTGCCTCAGGTAGAAATTACTGTAAACAAAATTTTGGATGGTAGCTGCCCAATTTACTCTATGGCTACCAAAGAAGCAAACCAGCCGACTCTCTTTGGTCGCGCCGCTTGCAAATGTCATATCGCAAGTGCTATTTTCCCTTGTGATGAAGACAGCACAGGTAGCTCGGGTAGCTCGACGCCACGCGCAGTTGTAGTATTCCCTGATGCACAGATCAATAGCATCTCGTACACCTTCGGTTCGGACAACACTCCGTTCTCCGAAGACATCACCTTCGTTGGTAATGATATTATTTGGACGAACCCAACCGACGACATTAACGACATTGCTGACTGTACGGGTACACTGAACTTTAGCTACACGGCTCAATTCTTGGCTGATGTTGCCTCGATTAGCTTTGATGCTTGTTGTGAGAGTGGTACTCCTGGCCCAGCTATGCCAAGCGGTCAGGTTCGTAAGCCTCAGTATCGTGAAGACTTTATCTGGGATGAGTCGAATGAAGACTTTACAGAAACGCTTGATGTAAATGGTGCTCTTTGCGACCCTGATACGACGGTTCTCCCGGCTATTATTCCTGGTGTTGCTTGCGATGGCACAAACCTGAATAACGCAGTTGCTGTTCAAAGTATCTCATTCAGCGCTGACCTTAACCGAGAAGAGTTGACTGCCCTTGGAACTCGCGCCCCTCGTACTCGTACGATTACGCCTCCTATTACAGTTAACACATCGATTGAGGTTGTTTCGGAATTTGACTCGGCATTGAGTGCTACCGAAGCTGGTGCATTTACCCCAAGTCTTCCGACTGGCTCTTTCTGTGATACGGCTGGTGAAAACCTACGCCAAGGAACGATTCGAGTTGCTATCTGTGGTGGTTTGAGAATCTACACTGGAACCCAAAACAAGATTCAAAGTATCTCCATGAGTGGTGCATCCACCGATGGTGATAACATGACCATTACTTATAACTTCCAGACGTTTAACACGATGACGGTCATGCACGAAAATGGTTGCGAAGACAATGCAGCCACATGGTGGGCAGCTCGTGACACTTGGTTGTGTAACTAGAGTAACGCGTTAACCGGGGGAAATTCTCCCGGTTAACATTTTATTCTTCCATAGATTTTTGCGCGGAAGCCGTACATGCTCAGTAGAATTTTGCTGCAATACTACCCAATAACCTTTAATAAAAATAGATACTTAGTGGACTTATGTCCCGCTCCAGAGATTGTTTGGGATTCTGAACAATACAAGAGCGAAATAGTTGAGTCAACAAAATGGCTTGAAATTTGGCCTGAAAAAAAATTAATCGACTGGTACTTATTTAAGGGCTTGCTTGATCATGATTATGAGAGCCATATGAAGTCCTTAGAGTCTCAAATAAAAAGCGCTAAAAAAGACATTTATGGCGCTGCAATTTCTGCCAAGGGTAATCTAGAAGACCCACAACTTAAAAAGGCCCGTAGAGCCCTAGAGGGCCCTCAAAATCGTCTCAGATTCTTTGAGAGCAGCCTTGCTACTATTCGTAAAAAGTCCCGAGAAGGCCATATAGCGGACGCCGCAGAGGACTATCTAATCTCTAAATGTTTTCTTGATTTAAGAACTCGTGAGCCAATCGAAGTTGAAACTTCTCTAATCGACCAAGCAAAGTATCAAATACTTTCAACCTATCCAGATGGAGAAGAAATTCGCAAGCTAGCGCGAGCTAATTCTACACAGCTACTTTTTGGGTTAAAAAAGGGTGAAGTTTTCCCTAAGTATCCAAATGAGCTACAGTTGATGTTTTTGTCATATATAAATATGTACGAAAATATTTTCCAACATACGGATTGTCCTCCGGCCTTCATCATAAATGATGACGATGCTCTGGACGGTTGGATTTTGAGTCAGGATAAAGGGAAAGCCTCTGATAACATCCCTGCCTCAGTAAAAAATAGAGAAAATGTATTTATTACTGCAGAAACTCAAGAAGAGGCAAATGCTATCTATTCAAGTAATTCTGGAAGTGCCAGAACCATGCAAAAAGCAAGATTCAAAGAACTCCAAACAAAAGGTGCCGTTAAGGAGTCGGAGTTCAAAAAACGAACACAGGTATTTAAGTAATGTCTAACAATAGAATATCAGATAAGTCCTACCTCAAGAATGGCGTACGAATCAGTGTAAAAACAATTACCATCGGCGTTCTTGAGATATTAGAAACCAACTTCGGAGAACTCTGGGGACACGGACTAGAGCTTGAAGAATTAACAGAAGACCAAAAGGAGTTTCGTGAAACCTGGGAGTACGTTAGACATCAAATTAAGGAAAGAGGCAAGGAGTCGCAAGATATCCTGCTTAATAATATTAACAATTTTTCTATTCGTAAAAACCGTAATTACTATGACGAGTGAATTGAGGATTTATTAAATGAAGACTTTTGAATATCAAGACACAGAGTATGTTTTGGCACCTGTAAGCGCTAAAGAGCGCCAAGAGGGAAAGACCGTCTATCGCCGAGCTTTTTTTAAGGCTCTTGAGGACGGTGCATTTTTGCAAGCTAACGCTCTGGAAAAAGCTAAAGAATGGGGTGTTTGGTCTGAAAAGAAGGACCAAGAGATGGAAGAACTCCAGATTGAGCTGCAGGCGCTTCTAGAAAAGTTGGATGAGGGGGGATATGACTTTGAGGAGGCCGTAGAAGATGCAGTTAAAGCTGGAGAACTTAGAAATAAAATCTTCGCAATGAACATGACTATTTCTGAGCTACTCTCTCATTCGGCTGAGCGTCAAGCTGAAACTGCTGAATCTGACTATCTTCTTTGGGCAAGCCTAAAGCAATCAAAGAACAAGCGTCGTCCATATAAAACCTTTGAGGACTTTTTGGTTGCTAAAGAAGAAAATGATCCATTGATTTATGTCGCTGTGTCGCAAGATATTGGACTGAATAACGATTTCTACAAGACCCTGCCCGAGAACAAGTTCCTTCTTGATTATGGTCGAATGAATGATGAAATGATTATTTTGGATAAGGACGGGAACCCTATTGATCCAGAACCAGAAGTGGAACCTGAGCCAGAGCCCAAAGAAAAGAAACCATTCTTAAATGCTCCAGAAAAAGTAGAAGTTTCCGAGCCTGAGCCTGAAAACACGGAAGCCTCTGAAAACACGGAAGCTTCTGAAAACGCAGACACTCCTGAAGAGCCAGAAGCTCCCAAGGAAGAATAAACTTAAAAGCAAAGGGGTCTAATCTTGGCAGATTTTGATCTTAATATAGAACTACGTCTTCAAACACAACGCCTTAATCAGCAACTTAAACAAGCTGAATCCCAGCTCAACAAGTTGTCTAGGCGAGGTGTGACGGTAGACCCCCAGCTTGCTCAAACTCCAGATCAGCTACGCGCCATTGCTAATTCAGCGGGCGCGACAGCTAAAGGGCTAGACACTCTCTCTAGAGCCAATCGAGCTGCTGCTCAGACTAATACCCTGCTTACTAGTAGAATTGAAAAAACTACTTCTGAAACAGAAAAGCTTGGTCAGCAAACTCGAATCACTGTTCGTAGATTTACAGGTTACTTGATTGCTAGTCGAGGCATTAGCACACTTGTTGATACGTTAGCTGGAGCGACCCGAGAGGCGCTTGAGTTTAATAGAGAGCTTGTCAGAGTAGCTCAGCTAGCCAACGTAACCAATGCATCCACTAGAGGCCTAGCTAACACTATTAGCGAAGTTTCTCAAAGCTATGGAACTTCGGCGGTTGAACTGGCTCGGGTAGCTCAAGTCTTCCTTCAGGCCGGTAAGTCAATCAGCGAGACTCAGACTCTTCTTGAGGCTGTTGGTCAGACTACTTTGACTGCAAGCTTTCCAGATCTGAGAACTACAGCTAACTCTATTCTCGCATTGAATACTCAGTTTCGCCTTCTTGAGAGACAAAGTACAGACGTATTCGATTCTTTGAATGCAGTCGCCAAAGAAGCCAACACTAGTGTTGCTGAGTTGTTTGATGGCTTGAGACGTGGTGGTGCTGCTTTTGCCGCCCTAAGTGGAGCAACGGAACGAGCAACCGGCTCTGCTCTTAATCTGGATAACTTGAGAGAATTCTCGGCTATCTTTGCCACAGTTATTGAAACCACCCGAGAGAGCGGTGCTACTGTAGGTACGTCTCTTAGAACTATTCTTCCGAGGTTGAATCGTAGGGAAACTGTAGAAGTTCTTAGAGACTTCAATATTGAACTACAAAAAACCAACGAACAAACCAACAGAACTGAGTTTATTGGTGCAGCGAATGCCTTAAGAGAAATTGGAGAAGCCCTTAGCGGATTAGCTCCTACTGACCCAGCTTTCTCAAGAATTGCAGAACAGATTGGTGGACTTCGTCAGTTCAACAGAGTGGTTCCTTTGCTGACGCGAACTCGTCGTATTCAAGAGTTGCTAACAGAGGCTCAAAGTTCAAGCGGATCTGTCGCAGAAGACGTTGCTCTTGCTCAGCAGAACCTGTCAGTTCAAATTGAAAAACTTCAACAAAGATTTGCAGCATTAGCCAGAACCATCGTAGGAAGCGAAGCTTTTCAAACTATTGCTGGAACGTTTATTACAACTGCGAACGCAGCAGTTTCACTTGCCAACGCTTTAGAGCCGCTTATTCCGCTTATCGCGGCAATCGGCACGGTACGTATTGGGGCATCTCTCCTGGGAGCAGGCAGAGGTTTTGCGAGAGGTCGAGGGTTTAATTCTGGAGGACGAGTTGGCGGAAGCATCAATGCCATGACGACCAAAGGTGAGATTTTTATTGAAGAGTCTCAACTTGGAAAGTATGGCGGAGCAAGCAACGTACTTGCTTACAATAATTACAATGCAGGCGGGCGAATCAGAGGCGCTACTGAGATTGCAAGTGGCGTTCACCTATTTACAGCTGGCTCTGCTGCTAATGTTGACTCTATTCCAACAGAGCTTCCTCCTGGAGTTGTAATTAGAAGAAGCGGAGCTGCTAGATTTTTATCTCAAGGGTTTAATAAAGGGGGTCGAGTAGGATTTAACGTTGGGGGGCGCAGCGGAAGCCCTGCTGATTTAACTCTAATTAATAGTTTAGCCCAAACAAACCAGCGTCTTTTTGCTGCAGCCAATCAAGCATTCCAGAGATTAGTTGGAGCAGGAGAAAATGCCGGTGCCTCAATTACTAGAGTCGCGTCTATCATTAGAAATGCTTCTTCGGATTTAGCTGCGGTAAACAAACTGACTGCTGAAGGCGTTCAGAATTCTTTCGACGCTCTCGAAGAATCTAACGTTTTAACAGCTGGAAACAGACGCGCAGAAGAAGTTCGAGTTCAAAGAGCAGTAGACCGCCAGGGGCGCGAAGGCAATACAACGCAGCCCGATAATGTTAGAGGCCCAGTAAGGGGGGGCGGGACAAACAGCGGAAGCTTGAATTTACCTTCCCCTAGTCAAGCGCAAAAAGATCAACAAGCCACCAACGAATTTCGTGAGCTTAAAAAGAATTTACAGCAATCAGAAGCTATTGATTTATTCCAACAACAAGAAACTTCTATCAAACAGGCCCAAGAAAGAAAAAAATCAGAGATAGAGTTTTTAAAGAGACAATCTAGAGAAGCTGCCGCTAGAAGCGCCCCAAGAGCGAATGCTCGCGATGCTTCTGCAACGCAGGCACGAAGCGCTTTTGGTGTCGTTGATTTAACTAATCCAGCAACAAGGGCACAAGTAGAGTCTCGTAGGGTTAACCTTGGAGGAGGAACTCCCGGTCTCAAGCCCGTTGTAAAGGCTGAACTAGACTCGGCTTCTGCACAAAGAATCGATGCGCTTCAGGCGCTTGCTGGAGTCGGCCCAGGACAACAATTTGGTCCGTCAAGGGAGGCTTTTGAATCAAATAGAGACGCCCGATTACGCCGAGACGCTCTAGACGCCCTTAATCCTGCCCCTATCGAAAGCAGGCTTAATCGGATTCGTCGAAGAACTGGTGTTGTTGCGAGCAATATTCGTGACCGCGCTAGATCTGCAATCGATGCAAGACGACCAGGATTCTCTCAGTTGTTTGGACAAAGTCAGTTTTTAAGCGCAGCATCTGTTGGCGCAGGTATTGGCGGATTAGCTTTGGGCCAATCTGAAGACAATACAATCAGATCTGTAGGTGCTGGATTAACAGGCGCGGCAGTAGGCGCTCAGTTTGGCGGTCCTGTTGGGGCAGCCGTAGGGGCTTTAGTTGGTCTTGAAGGAACCTTAAGAAATTTAACAAAAGCTGCAAACACAGAGGAGCTAGAAAAATTCCGAGATGTTTTGGCTGATATCATACCGCCAGATTTAAGTGGAGACATTTCGCTAGAAAAAGTTACTCAAGAAATCAGTAATTTTGCCGAGGCCACAGAGGGTGATCTTCGAGAATTTAATGTAGCAATAAGAACTCAAAGCAGACAATTTAGACGAGGAATTGACAGCGGTCTCGTTGGACTAAACCAAAGAGACAGGGCAGATTTTAACCGAGCTAGTCTAAGCACGCAAGGTTTAGCTGTCGCAAGCGATATTTTCTTAGGGGGTCTTGAGCGAAGAACCACGGCAAGAGACAGAGTAGTTTCTTCTGAAAGAGCGGCTAGGCAACAAGAAATCAATTCAGCATTGGGTCCCACAACGGATGTTATTAAAGATCAATTAGATACGTTTGCTAGAACTGCTCTTCAAGAGCGCATTAGATCAGGCGAAACTCTTCCAAGTGTAAATGATGATTCAGATTCGGGTGTTGCTGTAGTAGATAGACTCTCTGAAAACCTTGGTCAATCTTTTCTTAATACCTTAAATGAAGCGCAAATTAGATCAGTTGGATTGACTGCAGGCGGTGGACAGTCTGGCGAAGCGGTTTTATTGAATCGGCTTAGAGATAATATTGATCAATTTATTTCAGACATTAATGCTCAATCAATTTCTAATGAATTTAGCAAAAATCTGTCTGTTTTTTCTGATAGAATCGATATTGCTGCAGCACGTCTTCAAGAGTTATCAAGTTCTCTTGCCAGAAACGTTCAGTCATTTGAAGCTATTGGTTCGGGTCGAGTTCAAGGACAAACATTCTCTGGGGACTTCTCAAATCTTCGTGGGCCAGCTGCTGCGAGAGCTGCCGCAGAATTAACCAACCTAACTAGAGTAACAGATAGCTCAACAGCTAGACTGACTAGCGGTTTGATTAATGACAGGGCGACCGTCCAAAATCAATTAGCTGGATCTATTCAAGGACAGTTGCGTTCTGGACAAGCTAACATTGGAACAAGCATTGAGGAAGTCGTATCGAATTTCTTGGATAATAATGATATTTCGGCTGCTGGTCGGGATGCTATTGAAAGAGGAATTCAGGGGGTAGAAGGAACCCTTGGCGGTCTCCTTGAGGGAAATAACCTCAGAAACTTAACCAATACTCTCTCAGAACTGGAAGAGTTTGAAAGAGCGGCTAAATTTGCTGGAGATGGTCTGAAGGTTATTGAACAAAGCTCTGCCTCCCTGGCAAACGCCTTTAATACTATAAATTCTTCTATTATTGAATTTGAGAGAGGGTTGTCAGAACAGAGAGGTCGAGAGTTCTCCCAGAGACAACAGTCAAATCAATTCTTTGGTAGGGGCGCTCCTCAGGGCACTAGAGCGGCTACCTTAAGCGCAAGGCTTTTTTCTAGAAGTCAAACTCAGTTTTTCTCTGGAGGTATTTCTGCTACAAATAATTCAGGAATTGGAGACAGAATTTTAGAGCTGCGAAACGCCCTTCAGAACGGTGGACTAAGTCAGCAAGCACAAGCCCAGGCTAATTTGGAAATAGCTCGTCTTACTCAAGCGCTGACTCTCAACGCCAGTCAGACCGCAGCTCTAGCCAGTGTAAACAATGAACTTGCATCTATTGGCCAGGCTCGTCAAGGGTCTAGAAGCTTGCTTGAAAGCTTAGCAACAGGTGGAGCGACGGCTCAACGTCAAGCCACTAGAAATCTAGATGTCTTTAGGGCATTCGCTGGCGGGGGTAATGTAAGGAGCGAGGACCTTGGAGGGGCTCTTCAAACCGCTAGACAATTTGCAGGCTCTCTCAATGCTGATCAATTAGCTTCTGGAGCTTTCGACAACGTCTTTGGAACGCAAGTACGCTCATCAGAAGACCTAGAAAACCTTATCGCTAGTAGACTGGGTCAACAACTAGGCGGGGTTGCTGGAAATGCATCCACGAGAGACATCCTGGCTAACACATTGACTCCAAATGCACTTAGCGGCCCAGATAATCCAGCAGAGCTGGACGCTATCTCTAGACGAGAGCAACTATTCAATCTGGAGAACGAAGCACGGAGAGAACAGCTAAGACTCCAAGAGGACCTAATCAACAGACAAATCGCAGCATCTGAAACTTTAGCAAATAGTCAAATTGCTGTTGCATTCACATCACCTCTGAGAATCGAGGGAACAGAAACATTTACAAATCAATTGGCAGAAAAAGTTGGCCAAGTAGTTCAGCAAAACGCACAAGCTCTTGTAGATGGCGCAAATCAAACACCAACTCCCGGAGTAAGCCCAGCCGGAGATAACGGAGCATAACATGGCAGCATCATTAACTCTAGGTGGCTACGAATTTGATCCAGTTCCCGTGGTCTCCATTGAAAAAACATGGATTCGTACAGACGCTGGCGCGCCAATCGGTGCCCTTAAAACGGCTACGTTTACAGGTACGCTTCTATCTGAAAATAAAAGCAACCCAGACAATCCACTCTCGCTTCGAGACGAGATGGATAAAGCATTTGAGTCATGTGACAACTGTGTTCAGATGACCCTTTCGTGTGATTCTGGAGTTATTATTGACTCCTATGTTAGGATACAGAATATTTCTTGGGGTCAGTCAGCGGACAACTGGACTGTTACTATTCCTATTTCTGTGACTGTTGAATGGGATGAGGCACAAGATAATATCGCTACCACTTCAGGCGGAGCAGAATGTCTTTCTTGCATTAGAAGTATTGCCGATAACTGGAATTTCTCCCCATTGGAGACGCCTGCTGCATATACAGTCGGTTCGTGTAGCGGAACTGCCTTCTTCCAATTTGAGCATACGGTAGAGGCTACAGCCGTTGATTGCTGTATTAGTGGAGCTACTACTTCTGGATATGTTATTGCACAAAATTGGGTAAATGACCAACTGGGATTCGACGCTTCTTTGTTTGCCGGAGACCCAAAATTTGGTTTTGGAGCTGATGACTTTTCGGTATGCGGCCATGTTCGCTCAGGCACCCTAAATCGTCATGCTGGTTCATACAGTATGACCGAAGCTTTCACAGTAAGTAATCGTTCAGGCAATTGCTGTCTTGACGATTATACCGTTACCTGCGAAGAGAATACACAATCTAGAATTAATACCTATTCTATTCAAGGCACGATAACGGGTTTTGAAACTAGAAACCCCGCAGACTTTAATGAGATTACTGAAACCAAGATAGAGCAAGCTCTAGGATGCTTTAGCGCCATAGAGGACAATCTATACGCCAGGATTGAGTGTTTATGTGCTCCTACTGGGGTGCTTTGCGGCATAAATCCACTGCCCGTTACCAAGAGTAAAGGTTATAGTCCGACAGCTGGTACGGTTACATATAATTATACATATGATAATCGCCCACTATCCCTTGTCGAGGGCGCAATCTTTGAAAATATTTCGATTACTGATGACAATAACCAAGAACAAATCATTGAGATTCCAATTCCAGGACGTGTTCCGGGACCAATCTTGCGTAGTTGTCAAACTCAGCCGACAAAAAGAAAAAGTGTAAACATTCAGGTTATTTTTCCATATGAGGACTGTCCTGCTGCTACAAGCGGCTGCTCAACAGCTCGACTAGCCGCCTTCGGATTGAGTGCAACACAAAGAACACATGTTGAAAATTTCTTGTGTTGTGTTGAAGAAACCATGTCTGGGGTGGATTTTTTAGCTAGAGAAGTAGATAATGAAGGATTCTCCTTCCCGGATGGTACATATAGCAGAAATGTAACCTGGGTTTATCAGAATTGCACCGACACTCTGCCAAACGACTGCCCATAATTGAGGATTTATAGTGGCTATTATAGATACACAAACCTGCGTTTGCAGTGGAATTAACCTAGACGTACAGCAAACTCTTTTCTTAGGTTGCTCTATTCAGAGTTTTAGCGCGACTGCCGGATGGAATAGCGCAGTTTCATCTATGGATGTGGTGTTGTATGAAGATTTTGCATGTTCTACTGATAAGACCTATTACAGCAGCCAATGTCTTTCCGAGCAAACCTGGAGCGCTCCAGATCCTGGGTTCTTTGGTGACACAAGATGGAGGCGTTCTGCCGACTTGATCATCGGAGGAAAAGTAGCTTATCCGTCTGGCAGCGAGTATAGTTCTTGCACTAAGGAAAATGTAGCAGACACGCTAGTTAGACCAGCGATTAACCTGGAAGGCGTTCCGGTATTCTTTAAGTTTGGATTGTTTGAGTGGTGCGGAGTCGTTAGCGACTGGGCAAAGGACGTAGACTGTAATGGCGGCGTCAAGTATAGAGTTAAGATTGTAGACCCAAAGATCATCCTTGAAAAGGTAAACATGATTATTGGGGACTATCAGGGCGCAGTGAACTGTGATCCGTCTTGTCCTAACGCTAACCTGATTAATGTTTATGGATTCATGGAGTTTTTTGGGGGCACGCCCTGTACAGCTTACGCTCAGCAGAATTTTGACTGTAATCCTGTTGATTCTGAATGGGGCTTCTATGATAGCGTAGCCAACCTTACAATAGGTGCTGGAGTCAGTAGAGACGGCCTTGTGTTTGGTACTCCATCTAGCGGTTTCGGAGGATCATGCTGGACAGAAGATGGAATGCCTTGGAACCGAATTTACTTCGGTTTAAACACACTAGTTAATAAGGTTCCTTCTGTAGCCGTCGATGGATCTGGCTTTGATGCGTATTCCCCATATGGGCGAGTTGTCTTTGCTAAGCATTCATACTTTGCCGACTGGAGTGATCCCTCGGCCCCTGCCAGTCTTCAATACGGTTTGCCGCTGGCATACGATTTAACCACAGATGAATTTGGTGGGCTTATGCCACCAGACTCCGGCGCAGGGTGTTTTTCAACATTAAATTATTATTATTTAGATTTGTCTGAGCTTACGCAAGTCTTTGATGTTGGTAATTTTACTTGTGGTGCCGACCTTCCCACTTCTCTAGACAAATCCTATCGGATGAGCGGCACTTCGATGACCGTCATGGAAATGATAGAACAAATGTCTAAAGACTTTGGGTTTGACTACTATGTAGATATGGTTCCAGTCAAGAATCCTTCGGGCGCTCCTGCTGAAACTTGTACGTCTGTAGAAAAGTTTATTAAGCTTCGTGTAATCAACAAGAAAGTAGCGCCTGCTCAAAATAATGCAATTTGTTCACTGACTGACTTTCCGCAATGTCAAATTCAGTTCACCCAAGGACGAGAACTAAGGACAGATGCAGCTTCGCGATTTGTTTTAGGCGCACATAAACAAACTATTTTCCAAGCTCGACAAGACATCAACCCAGATGCATTCTTTACTTCTCCAGCGAATGATGCTGTTACTTTGGCTGGATACACTATAAACAGCGGGGCTCTTCCAGTTACAGCTTCGGTATCTGGAGCTATGGATGATATGATTATTCCTTATATGGGAGTTGACCAGAATGGGGATATTTTAAATACTTATGAGATTACTGGTCAATCTAAAATTAGTGGTGTGCCAGACCCTAGTGGATTTAGTTTAACTGAATACGCTTGGGATTTGCCATCGATTGGAGTGAGCACTTCGCTGGCTAGTGTTTTAATTTCTGATCCATATGTTAGAGTTACCGAAAGTGAAATGCGAGCAGCTCTAGTTTCATATGATACTTGGTATAAACATGTTATGGACCCAGACATTCCGAATGTTAGCCAAATCGGAGCATACATTCGTAACTCAGACGACAGAATGTTAACTGCTAAAGGTTTTCGAGCAACTCCACAAGACAGAAATAGCAAGAATCCAGCCGACTGGAATATGCCAGATGTTAATAGATTTTTGCCTTTGGAAGATCAGTTTTTTAATGACGTAAAAACCATTTACCAATGGGTGCAGGAATATGCAAGAGAGAACTTAGGCAGCAAATGGGCAGTCAGAGTTCCATTTACTTGCTGTTATCCAGATCTGGAGAACCAAACTACTCGAATAACAGAAAGTCCCACAAATGACGGAGGATGGACTGAAGTTTGCGAGGTGCTTGGACTCCCAAATGGAAATTATGCAGACGGCAGCGTTACTGGATTCGGCTATGAATTAGGAAATGACTTTGACTTAAAAAACTACTTCTTAACTGAAGACCGAAAAATTCTTCCGTTTGTTAGATTTGATCAAGGCGCATTAAAGGACGCTACGTCTCTACCTAAGGATTCTTTCTTTTTCAAATGGCAAGCTTCTGACGCTTTACTCTCAGGAATGACTTTTGGGGACGGTGCGCCATCAGGCGGAGGTAGTCTCGGAGATGCCTATGCGGACAATCTAACTGGAATGATTTACATCTACGACGGTAGTGATTGGGTTAAAATTACCTTTTTGCCTTTTGTTGCGAAGGATGCTCATCCTACTGATCTAGATTTACAGTTATTTGGAAGCCCAGATGTGCCGCTAGTCTGGTTTGATACAAATACCGGTTTGGGCTACATCATTACAGCCTATACAGTTAACTCTAACAGTTTCATTACTTCGATTACAGAAGTAGGAACCCTTGCTGTCACTCTGTACGTTAGAGCTTCCGTTCAAACCGAATACGTTTTTCATGATAAAGCGCTATGCTATGTTCCGCGAGTCGTAGTATCAACTCCAGGCCCAGTCTTTGAAAGAAACGTAGATACTTTAGATGGAATTAATGAATTTAGACTTACTCCTGGTCAAAACGCAGGAAATAGCGCCCTGGGAAATGTTGGCGGCGAAGACGCATGGCTACCTCAGCAGCCGCCACCGTGCATGATTGAGGGGGCAGCAATTCCTATGAAACACAATGAGATTCATTATGGACCTTGGTGCAATCCTAGCAACCCCTCTTGGGGTGGAGAATTCATTCAGGATGACCAATTCGCACCGTGGAACTTTGGTTCATACGAAAAGATGAATCGAGCAGGATTATTCTACGCTTGCGCGGGACGACAAGATGGTCTTGGAGCAGAGATTGGGAACATTACTGTTCCAGGTTATCCTACGGCACCCCTCGGAGTAGAACTGGGAACTATTAACGGGCTGGGCGCACAGTACCTTACAGAAACAAGAACATTTAGTTCAACCACCCAGAATGAAACTGGAGCAGACGGAAACCCATATTCGTTTGATTACAGTACGGTAGACTTTGGTAATTTTTGGTCAGGAAACTTTGGTCCTAATATTACAAACATTAGTGTATCGATTGACTCAAGCTGTAATGCCACCACGACTTATTCGTTTAGGTCTTACGCCCCTCGACGAGGCGGCATGGATAGACAATTGTTGGACCGCTTGCAAAAAGCCAACAAACTGAATCAAGAGTTGATTAAGCGGGTTAAAAAATTAGAAAAGATTTCAGAGAGACTCAATGCCTTATAGAAACTTAGGTCAGTCAAATAGATTTAATGGACAGGCTCTGAACGGCGCTAACAATAACTTAGGGCTTGCAGGGCAAATCATTGAAATAGCTGACGAAAGCGGAAACGCGCTAGGACTATATAGAACCATAACCCGCAGCCAGGACGCTGAGGCTATGTCAGTTGAGTTGCAGAATAACTACACTGAGAAAGCCTTTATGAGCTGGGATGGCATATTTCGACCAGTTTCTATGGATGGAGAAGGAGGCTTTCCAAGATATGCTAGGTGTCCGACCTTTGCAAATTGCTCTGGATGCTCTGCGGTTTCCCCAAATACCTTTATTTTAACTATTGAAGACACTACAGCGGCAAGCGGTCTTCAGGAAATCAACGGCATTTATAATATCCCCCGCGAGGGAGAATGTCTTTGGTCTGGAAATGCTGCCAACGGACTTAACTTAAAGGTTGCATACGACGGCAATGGCTGGAACCTAAGTATCGACGGGCAAACCTCTAATCAGGTTTCAGGGCAAGTTGCTTGCGCAGACTCAAATGACCCAATTCAGTTTACCTGGGCTTCACCTCCAAGTGGGTACACAGGAGGAACCTACGAAGCGGTAGGCTTTAATGCTATAACTATTTATGATTTACAACCTTGGCAAAACCCATCTGGAATGCCCCCTTGGGATAAGGTGCCCTCTGAGAGGTCTGACACATCTACAATTGGTCATGACTTAGAAGTAGTCGGTCGAACAGGTACGGACCGAAACTCTACTCCTTCTGGTGGACTTGGTATGTATCAAGCCGGAGTTACTCAAGGGGACACTGGAGCGGACGCATTTGACTATAGGGATGATTATAGATTTATGGCCCTGAAAGGTCCATTGATTGTACACGGCTGGGGTTATGATTGTAACGGAAGACCTGTGCCAAACCTTGGCGACTCAGAAGAAGCAACCAGCTCAGGTGTATTCACCAAAGATGGACTGGACGATAATAAATTTTTAGAGGGACATCTCAGAAAACCTCACACTTGGCCAGTTGGCCCAGTAGATCTAAGGTGGGATAGAAACAGGTGCGTCTGGGTGTCTCCAGGTTGTGGATCAGACGGGGTGATTTCTTCTGACGGATCATCTGGAGGAGGGGTTGCTGATTGTTCTGGTTATGCTACGCAGGATTGTGCATGCGCAGTTTTAGACGTGGTGCAGAGTTTGGTTGATATATTGGAAAACAACGCCACTATAAATTCTGCAGAAGCCACAACTTTAAACTCTGGAATAGCAACCGCTATAACAACGTGCGAATGTCCACAGAGCGTTGTTGATTGTGAGAATTGCTCTGGATCATCTAATCAGATGCCAGTAGCTGTTGACGTAACTGTGGCCAACATTAGTAACGTTGCTTATCCGTCTAATACATCCTTCTGGGATTTCACAGGAAGCGATATTGCGGCTTGGTTGAATCAAACTCACACAATTACACTTGATTGTGACGGCATTCCAGGAGGACAATCTGGAGCCCCGGCAGGATTCGTCTCGCAAACTTTCGCTGCAAATAATTACTCTCCTTCCAACTCGGGCAACAACCCATATGATGTACGAGTTGAGCTTTGGTTGGCAATGCAAGCTGGAGCACAATGGAGATACACTATCTTCGTCAATAATGTTGGAGAGGTTAACACCCCGGTCGGAATTCTGGCTCAAACATCTCAGTTTGACGGTGTAAATAACAGTGAAGACTGTATAGCGGACGATACAGCAGACTTTAGCGATGCTTTAATTACCAATACCGCAGATAGATACTTAGACACATCCACGATAACTATTTCTACCACCCCTGCGCCATAGCCCTATGAATTATAGACAAGCAGACAGATTTAACGGTCAAGCCCTTAATAATGCAAACAATTTTATTGGTTTGACTGGGCAGATCATCGAAATAGAAAATGCTGAGGGCAGCGGATTAGGTTACTACAGGACCATCGTTCGAGAGCAGGATGCCGAAGCGATGACTGTGGAGCTTCAAAACAACTATTCCGAGAAAGCTTTCATGAGTTGGGATGGTTTATTCCGCCCTATCTCTATATCTCGTCAGAGTGGGTTGCCGCAATATGCCTATTGTGAAATATTTGAAGACTGTGCAGGATGCTCAGGTGTCTCACCGAATACTTTCTTGCTAACCGTTGAGGATGTGACTGCCGCTAGTGGTCTGACTGATATAAATGGAATCTACTCACTTAGCAGGATTAGCGGGTGCAAATGGAATTACGATGCGGCTAGAAACATATCTATATATTATAATGGATCAGCTTGGATTCTCGAAATAGATGGCGAGACCTCTTCTCCGAGTAGCGGGGTTGTCTCATGTGTTGATTCGAATAACCCTATTCCGTTTGTTTGGTCTGGCGGTCAACCAAGCGGTTATACGGGCGGGTCGTACAGCGCTGCTGGTTTTAATGCACTAACTATTTATGATTTGCAGCCTTGGCAGAACCCTTCCGGTCTTCTGTGGGATCATGTGGCCGCGAATAGATCAGATACTAAGGAAGTCGGACATGACTTAGAAGTAGCAGCACGTAGCGGAACAGCCAGAGGAGAAACACCAGACGGTGGTCTAGGAATGTATCAAGCGGCTATCGCTCAGGGCTCTGGGTTCTCTTCGTTGGACCATCGAGATAATTACCGAGTAATGGCGCACAAAGGCCCGATGGTTGTTCATGGCTGGGGTTACGATACGAACAACCGCCCAGTCCCAAATTTGGGCGACAGCGAAACAGCCGCCTCAACCGGAAACTTTACCAAGGACGGACTCGATGACAACAAGTTTCTTGAGGGGCATTTGAGAAAACCGAACACTTGGCCTGTTGGGCCGGTGGATCTTAGATGGGATAGAAATAAATGTGTTTGGAGTATATTTAGCGACTCGGTTACTGCTTTATCCGCTGCTGCCACGGCAACGCCTAGCGGAGGCGCGTCTACGAGTGGGCTTGCTTCCAAAGATTGTTTTTGTGCAATCATTAATAGTTTAGAAACAGTTGTAAACATTCTCGACAAGAACAACGACATAACCACAGGGGAAGCAGAAACCCTCGCTTCTGGAATTACGAATGCCAGAGATGTTTGCGGATGTCCTTCTGGGACGGAGTATGTCTTATGTGCTGGTTGTTTGGAAGGTTCTGTTCCAACGGAGCTAGAGGTCACTATAACTGGAGTGACGTATGTTCCGTGGGATAGCGACCCATTTAAGCCAAACTATGATAATGCTTCGCCCACTCTTCTGTCTTATTTTAATAAAACCCACACCATACCAATGAATTGTGCTTTAGGTAATCCTGGTGGGCAAATAGATTTTGATGTCGAAGCCGAAGATTCTGGAGGAAGCCCGCTTAACACGTCTTGCTTTATTTCCATAGCGATGACCTCAAGACCTAGTGGCGGTGGTTATGATACCTGGAAAATTTCAGGAGCAGTTAATACCGGAGGATCTTCCCAAATAGACGAACTTTATGGTGAAAATTTAAGCGAAAGTTGCTATCAAGAATATAGCACGTTTGTTCGTGATGCCCCACCACTTGGTGGAAATAAATATCTAGACTGGTCTAGCGCCACAGCTACTGTACGCATACCCTAAGTTACTCAATAAGGACATATAAAATGAGCAAAATTATTAAAACTATCAACGAAGCCCTCAATAAACTTTACCACAACCCATTGTTGATTCTCTCAGCAGTTGAAGCTTATGGCAAGTGGTTTATTGCTGGCTGTCCAACTAGATCTGAGGAAGAAATTCACGACATTTTCCACAACAAGTGTGGGTCTTGCGAGCACTTTAATAGATTCCATCAAGACGAAGGCGAGTGTAATCTTTGTGGGTGCTATTTAAAGGACCGCAAGAACTTGCTAGAGCTTAACAAGATTCAATTCAAAACAGAGAAATGCCCGGATGGCGTTTGGAGCTAGTCTTGCCAGTAATAATACTCCGGCGAGTTTGATTTAGTTAACCGTAATTCATCCTCTAAGAAGGCCTCAAGCCATTCTCTAACTAGTCCTGAGTACCTAATATCGCTGTCTATTTGTTCTACTATATCCTTTCTAGGTATAGAGAAGTTCCCCTTTTTAGCGTGCTTAATCAGAAATTCTTTGAGAGGGGCTTTAGATAGTTCAAATTTTTGCTTGATTTCTTCGTTTCGGTCATGTACTGCTTTGTTGGCTAGGTTTTGAAGCATATCTTTAAACATATTAGTTCTCCTTGATAGGCATTGAGGATGGCGGTACAATTCCAATGCTAGCGCCCCCAATAGATTCAAGCGATAGAGAACCAGAGCCTTTGGTTCCACTGGAGCCTGAGCCTTGACCCATGCCGCCCTGGCCTTGACCAGCTCCCTCGCCACCAGGTGACCCCTCAGCACCAGAGCCGTTGCCTCCTTGTGCCTTTTCGAGGCTCATTTTGAACGGCTTGCCTTTGGTGGCTTCTTTGCCTTTTTGGGCAGCTTTGTGAATCTGTCTATTGTAGGCAATTTTAACACTTGTTGGATAGATCCTGGTTGAGTCGATATCTTTCATCCAAAGATAGATAAAGCCATTTGGTTCATCAACCACCGACGAAACATGGATAAACTCTATCGGAAGTTCTGACACCTCTCTTGGAGAACCCTTATACTTTGAAATTCTGCCAAAGATGACCAAGCTGGCAGACACAAGCGCAACGATAAAGAACGCCTTGACGACCCAGTGACTACGTCCATCGATAAGCATCCACGCAACAGCACTGAGAACGACTAGTGCAGCTAAAAACTCGGTCATAGTTGGCTCCTTACAAAGTAAATCGGGAGAGAGTCATCAACGCTCAGAACAGAACCGTCTGAGTCAATCGTAACTCTGCAAATGTGTTCCTCTTGCCCTGTATCAATAGTAAGCTGCTTTGAGTAAAGCAACCTCTTGGGATTATTCTTGTAGATTTCGACAGTGACATTCGTTGGGTTAGTTCTGATTGAGTAACCATCAATGTTAAACGCATACTCAGCAGCATGAATAGATGTAATATTTAGATTTTCTACTGCTTGAGTTACCGGTTTTCCATCGACACTTCCGTAGGTTAAAGAAGTATGGTCGTTTGTCAGTTGAAGATTACCAACTTCTCGTCGCTTGAACCCACAGATACTATCTGGATCATTCGTAATCATAGCCCAGCAATCTACATCTGAGCTAGGTTCGTCCCAGGTTACTCTCATAGTAAAGTGTGCTGTTGGCTCAAGAGTTGGTTTCGATTCTTCAGCTGGATTAATCAGAAGCATCGCAAAGACCCACTGCTGCATCACAATAAGCAGCAACACCAAAAAGAGGTCCAGCATGGCGATTGGTACGTTTTTCATGATTTGGATTCTCCGGTGTCTCTGAGAACTAGAGTATAGAGCCCCAAAGCCAAGCTGGATATAATCCCACACATTGTAGTATTTAGAGCTGTTGCCAAGCCGGAGGACATTTGTTCCATCATAGATAGTACCGCCTGCTTGTCCGATGGGTCCAAGTTGCCAGAGTTAATCTGAGCAAACATCATAACCAAACCAATGATAGTTCCGAGGAGTCCCATGCTTTGAGACATTCCACCAATTTGATCAATGCGCTTGAAGTGCATCGCGTTGTTCCAAGATTGAATTCCAGCGATAACCATTCCAAAAACAAACAAACCCAAAATAACATAACAAATTCGACTTACGTCGTTGTTCGCCATTTCTGAAAGAATGCCAGTCTGAGACTCAACCCCAATGAAAGATGTAACATAAACGCTACTAATCAACAACCACGACAGAAACTTCTTTTTAGAAGACATAAACTCCCTCTACTTTCTGTATTTTTCTGGGACTTCACTGTTTTGAAATTCATTAAGAAGAGACAAAAACGCGCTTGCGATTTCTGGGCTGACGCTGCCATCTCGCAAAACTTTTTCCGCCGGTCCTCCGAGCTTGTCGAGGGAGAGTTGCTCATTGGCATCAAGTCGTTTAAGCAAATTTAGAATAGATTTAATCTTAGTTTCACTAACTGTGTTAGCGCTAGAGATTAGATTCTTGCAATCTTCAGGTTTGATTGTCCCAAAGATTTCTTCGGCGCAATGCGTATTTAAGAAAAGAGCTTGTTTGATTGCTCGGCCCAGGGCTCGTGTATGAGCAGTAGCTGCTGCATGAGCGCCAAATGGCATTTCCGTGTTGGAGCGCCCAGCGTCTGCAACCCCTTGAGCTGCCATAATCGCAGGGGCATTTTCGAATTCATTAAGAATCGTGTCCCTAGTTTGGATTTTAACGTCAACCATTACAGTTGCCGAAATATCCTGCTCAGTGGCTGCTTTAATAACTGAAGTTTCATAGGTAATATCCCCGATAACGCGCTGGGTAGCTCGCAATAGACCCATGGCTTTAGGTAGAATTTTACCATCCTTATCAAAGCCCTCGTCGTCTTCAAGCTGCTCGATGAACCAGTCTTGCCATTCGTTAGATGCAAACTTAATCAAGTCTTTTTTGGCTTTAGCTCTAGCCATAGTCAATTCTCCAAAAAGAAATCAATTGTATTGTGCCCACCCATACCCCGCTTGGCTTGTAGCCTAGCTTCTCCAAAAAACACCGCTTTTAGCGTAACGCAAAGATATTTAATGAGTGCGAATCATCAATAAATTTGCGCTTGGCGTCTCGCACGCTTGATTCGAAATAAACCCGCCCCGCAGGGCTAACAGTTTAGATTTAACAAGCAACGCCAAAGCCTGCGGTGTATCAAATAAATCCGTCTTCCTCCAAGTCTGCTTCGTTGACTGTTTCGCAGGTGCCCCCTCCACAGCATCCTTCTACATTTTTCTCCAGATACTCTTTCAATTCTGAAAGATCAATCGTTTCTTCTTCTGTGATTTCCATATCGCTTTCAATATAAGCTTCAATACAATAGTGCATTGATTGCGCGGCTTCCAGCTTAACAAAAAGTGCAAACACGTCTTCTACCATTTCTGTGTGATCAGGAATGCTTTTCGGATAGTCAAGCATCGCTTCGATGTTGGCGCGACAACACTTTACTTCGGCCTCAGCTTTTGCCGCTAGGGCATCTAGAATCAAATCTTTACTAGACATTTTGCTCTTTCAGAAAGTCGTTCCATGGTTTAAAAGTTTTACAAAAAGGTGGCTCAACATCACCAAGTACATTAGCTTCCGATAAAGCCTCCGCTGTATCAGCCGCCCTATATATCTTAGCCATTTCCGGTCTCCACATCAAGTATAAATTCTCTTGATTTGGAAAAGTTTTTCTGGCAAACTTATAAGTAAAAGGACAAGTACAAATTAGCTTACCGTTAAAAATGGACAAAGACTGGGCGTGAAAAGTTGGATGTTCCCAATGGGCAAAGACATCCGTATTAAAGAATATCTTGCATTTTCCTGCTGGGATAGCCTGCACAAGATTGATAAGTTTTTCATCTTGGAGGTCGTGAGAGTTAATGTAGATTCCTAACACAGTTCTAACCTTTCTGCAAGCGCCTTGTACGATTTAAGAGTTGTTTCACCGCTGAAATGCTTGAATATGTTTTCCATGGTTGCGCTGTTGGTCACAAAACCCTTAGCCGAGAGAGCCATTTCGATAGCTTCTGCCGCTGTGCTATATCCAATATAGTTTTCTACATCTTTGTAAGGACCAGTCGCGATATCGTACTCATACTCTTCTTCCGACTGCTCGGATGAATAGAATAAAACAACATTTTCTAGATTAAACTTCTTCGAGGGGCTAAACGCTACATCGTCAATGTATTCCATATTGTCGATTTGCACTTCCTCGAAGCGGCTTGACGCAAATGGCTTAGGCGCGTTAATGCATATCCATCGGCACGCCTTGCCAAAGTGCGAGACCATATTCTTTGGAACTTCGCTTGGATTATCCAGGAGAATTACGTCTGCTTTTTCTGGATTATTCAGATCCAGCATCTTTACTTGGTTTGATAAAGCGAGCCTGTTTCCAAGCCCAATCAGCACCGGATGTTGCGCAGTCTGTAATAAAATCGTACTCATAGTAAAGGTTTTCCTCAGACATAATTTTTTGTTTAATTTCTTCCAGAGACAATCCTGGCAAAGCTTTAAACAGAGATACGGGCCAGATTCCATCAATGAGACCGTAACGCCACTCCAAGTCGTTTACTTGTCGGTCCATCCACCAGAACAGGTCCTTATATGGGTCTTCGCCTGGATTCAAAAACCAAACATACTTGTTTTTTTCGTTTCGCAAGATTTCTAGCTTGGGATCAATATCATCTTGCATCAACCTGATTGAACAATAAGATGGTCGAGTTTTGATTTTATCCATCATAGAGTAGAACTTGTCTACGTCTGTAGTATAGGCCAAAATTTGCTTAGGCATCAGTCGAGCCCCAACAAAAGCATCAAAGATGCGGTCAGCGTTATTTTCCTTGAGAGAAAAGGCTACCGTGTAACTTGGGGTAACTTCCTTGCGTACTTGTTTGCGTGCTGCTGACTGAAGCCATCCGTCTTCTCTTTTGTAATGGCATCGTCTGCGCAAATTCCAATGGCCATCCCCAAGGTGCTCGTCACATTCCATAAGCGGACGAACCTTGCAACCAATTTGATATGGGCTTTCGGGGTCCCAATCAGCAAAAACACAGTTTACGCAGCTTGTTTGATATTCTTGACTTTTGGCCATATTAATCTTTCATCCAATCTTTTTCTTCTAGTGGAACTAAGCCTAAACGAATAGCTTCCATATGCTTCAGTTTGCCTTCGGCGTCACGAACTCTATTTGTTATTTCCTCAGATTTTCTATCATGAATGTAAGAATCTTGTAAGATTTGCAAACTAACGTAAGGATGTATGTTCCCGCACGCTGCAAAGCTAGCCGTGCTCATTAATTCATATGGGTGGTTTTGGTCAAATCGTCTTTGAGGTTGATCCCAAAGGTTTTCTAATTCTACCTCATTGATGAACTTAAGCCAATCTCTTTCAAACTTTTCCATAGTGTAGTAATGTTCGACAGCAGTGGGTCGATTTTTCATCGCTTCCACCATTGCTTCTTGGTCGATTGAAGCCCTTAATGTTGAAATGATTGGTTCATACAAAAGAGAGGCTGGCTTAACCGGAAGACCTTTTGTGTTTCGACAAACCTCAGCCATTGCTGTATGGTCAACACAGATGTTTGGAGTCCCGTGGGCAGCCGCTTCAGCAATCGGAATGCCAAATCCTTCGCAATTTGCTGCCTGAACATAACAATCCATGGCTCCATAAATCGTAGCCATAGACTCAATAACGGTCGACTCGGCGTTACATGCATTGTATATTTTATCATTTGCATGAATTCTCACATGCTGAAACGGTCGAGCAATTATGTTTTGCGTATCCTTTTCTTTGTAGGAAAACAAGATTCTATGAGCGTAGTCCGAGTTTACTAGGAGGCTAGGTAAATCCCAAGAGCTGACATCAACCAAACCAGTATGCAAAAACAAATAAGAATCACGATTTGTGGATGCAAGATATCGTTCGAAGGCATTAATTAACTCCAGGATTCTTTTTCGTGGCTGGTTTCTGCCCACCCAGCCAAAAACTTCTGCCTCCATGGGAATGCCCAAAGCTCTTCGGCAAGCAGCTTTGTCTGTATGCACCTGATTAAACCCCGGCGCGATTGGCTCAAGGGTTTCAATGCCAACTTTGGCCAATTCATCTTTAGCAAAATGGGTAAATGGAATAACATAATCTGCTGCATGATGCACGGAAGTCAAATGCGCATTAACCGGACCAGAATCCAAAGGTACATAAAGCACAGTTTTGTAAAAATCTGACAATGGCGAAAACACCATCGTGTCTACGTCCCACGGATCACAGAACATAATAACGAGGTTCGGCTTATAGTGCAAACATAAGTCGTGCCATCTGCCGCCGCCCTGCTTGTGCTTGGGGTTTCTTCCGTAAGCCGCATACTCTTCAGAGTTTCTATCTGTTGGAACAACTGGATAGTATTTCCATGGAACCAACTGCTTGTTTCGTTGCGCTCCAGCAAATCCGAACTCTGCTATATTATAGCCTTCGCCCCACAATAGATCAAGCAATTGTCTTTTAGCTACAGCAAATCCTGTCTTTTTTGTTGAGGAGTCGCCAATCACAAGTATTTTTGAGTCTTTAGGACTTAGCATTTCTATCTTCTCTAAATTCGAGTTCAAATTCTTTAATAGCCTTATTCATATGAGTGGTGGTTTTTTTATACCTCTCATTAAATCTTGCAAGACAATCGTCACAAACAAAGCAACTATTGCTACTATTATGCCAAAATAAATCTTTTTTTATATACTCACAGCATTTTTCGCAAACGTCTTTTTCGCAGTATTCGCACTCTCTGTAAAAGTTTTTATCACAGTTACATAAGTCGCAATTGTACACGTAAATATTTCCAGGGCTCGTTTCTAGAGGCTTTCTAGACATCTTCTATCTCCTCGATTACTAGGCCCCATTGCTCGTTGTAGAAATTCATTCTGGCTTTGAATAAAAGCGGCTGGCCGACATTAGATTCAATCGCATGCTTGCACAATTCCCAAGCCCTAGGAAATATAACCGCATCACTGACCCAATCTAAACTGTAAACAGTTATTCGAGCCATAGGTTCTTGTTTTTTCTTGGTGTAAATTTCTTTAAAGTCCCTGAGAACCGCGCTCAACAGGAATTGATCTTTTAGGGGGACAGAATGATGCTTAACATCAATCAACTCTTTGTAATTCCCATCCCAATAACGAGTCAAAGCCTCATCAAAAGTAAATGAGCGCCCAAGTGTTTCCTTTTCCCAGTCAATAATCTTTTGAGGGGTGTCTTTTGGCTGTCGGATTGGATTCACGAGGAGATTCTCAAGTTCCTTTAATTTTTTTAGCGACACTTTATTATAGCACAGCTTGCTCTTGGTGGACGGCCCAATTTCTATAATTTTTTGAATTCCCTTAAGAACGTCAGATTCTTCTACACAAACTTCTTTTTGCTGCACATTTAGCTTGGAGTAAGCCGCATAGTCTGCCAACATTTTAGAACGAGGCGCTTTGATCCAATCACAAGACCCGCTTTTGATTAAGTTTTCTGCGGAAGTTTTGTTTATTTTGTCTAAGGCAGCGATAAGCTCTATGTAAGTAGCGTCTTTCAGCTCTGGAAGTGCTCGAATTTTATCGGGACCGAGATGCTTTATCTTAGTTAAGCCGTAAAGGATGGTGCCGTCAACTATAGAAAATCTTTCATTTAAATATCTAAGGTCGGGTTTCATAACCTTGATGTCCATCTTTAGGGCATCCTCGATGATGTCACAGACGGCCTCAAGGTCAGTCTTAGGCTGCTTGCCCTTAGCAAAGTCTAATTCTGTGCAATGAAACTCCAGCGGAAAATGCGCTTTGATATATGCTGAATAAATATAACCATCCAGAGCGTAACTAAGACTGTGTGACCTATTGAACGAATATCGCTGTGCAGCCTCGATAGACGTAAAGATTCTTTCGGCTAATTCTTTGGAGATATTATTCTTGAGGCATCCCTCGATGAACATTTCCTTGGCTTTGGCAATCACCTCAGGAATCTTCTTGCCGATACCCTTGCGAATGTAAGTATCCGACTCGGCCATTGTGAACCCCGCCAAGTCTGTGGCGATTCTCATGGCTTGCTCTTGAAACGGCATGGTAGCTTGAGTTGGTCCTAGAACCTCCTCTAGCTTTGGATGGTCGAACGCGACACTCTCTTTGCCGTGTTTTCTGTCAACATAGCGCTGAGTCTGGCTCTTTCCGTCCACGATAGCTTCCAGCATACCAGGACGGATAATAGCAATAAGATCAGACCATTCATTAATGTTTTCTGGCTTGACCTGCCTGGACCAATGTTGACCCAGCATAGCGTCCAGCTGAAAGACGCCAGACGTATTGCCAGAACAAATTAACCTCCAAACTTTTGGACATTGAAAATTAATATTCTCGTCGTCCCAAGTCCAGCCGCCGTCTTCTGTTTGGTGAAATTCGCACCCACAATCAAAAATCATATTAAACGCCCAGCAATTCTCGTTCTTCAGGTGTAAGTTTTTCGATAACTTGTTGTCGTTGCCCTTCTTTTAAGACTTGAGCTTCTGAAGGAGGTTGACTGAAATACCAAGTCACGGCAAACGTAACTCCTCCCACAACAAGCGCGGTTACAATAACCGCAGACACTATCATGCCAAAAATGGCCTCTACAAAAAATTCACCCATTGCTTCTCCTTTGAAAAAAGTGGAGCTGCTCGGTCCTGCCCCGAGGTCTTCAAAAGCTGCTGATAACGCCAAGGCTTTTTTGCTAGTGCAGTTAGACCTTTTTGCCTCCCACGGCAGACGCATCACTTGACTTCGAATCGAAACTATTTCAGCCCCTTTCGTGTTTTGGTCTTGGGTCTTCTGGATCAGGATATCTCTTCACTATTTTATGACACATTTTTATGAAGTCCTCAAATTCCATGCTTCCCTTGGCATAATTAGCCTCTGGTGAAGAAATTCCTAAATTATCGATTGTATTTTCTCCCCCTGCGGACCTTGGCTTAATGTGATCAAAATGATAAGATTGACTGTCTTCTGGGTCGATTGGATCTCCAGTCAAATAACAAACTCCTCGTTCTTCTAGTAGTTCTTTTGCTTCGCTCACGCTGAAGGTTCTTGGTGTATATTTAGTTTTCATTCTACTCCCACAACTATGAAAAAGCGCTATCTTCCCTGAAATTCTTTCGTTATTATTTCTAACAATAGATTGTTCAAAGGATGATGTTCTCTCAGCATGAAAATTTTCAACCTTTCTGTCGACAGGCTTTTCTTTCCTTCGTTTTTTTCTTCTGGCTTCTGCCTTATCCTTTTGACCCTCTCCACAATGATACGAAACAGTGCCTTTAGAGCAACCAAGCTCTTTTGCTATTTCGTTGTAAGAATATCCTTTATTTCTTAGCGCTTTAATCTTATCGCCTAAGCTCAAGACTTAACTCCATGAAGAACTTTAGCCCAAGCAAATGCCTTTTGGTCTCTGTGTTGATAACCGTAAGTCATTAGGTTCTTCTGAAGTCGTAAAAATCTTCTGAGCAGGTCTGCTTCTTGCCTAACGTCAACAAGGGCGTCGTGAGCATTCTCTGTGCTCATATCAAAGTATTGACGCAAAGAGTCGAAGCTATAGCTGACTCTACCGTTCAACTTAGGTGGGTTGCGAGAATATTCGAACCACATTTGGGCAACGTCTCTAATATCCCAAGTCTTAACTTTAGCAAAGGGCCAGCCTTTGTCGATTAAACGCTCTAGAATAGGTATGTCGAAATTTCTGACGTTCATACCTCCAAAATATGCTTTTTTTGAGCCCTTGGTATAAGACTTAACGTAATCCTTAAATTCTTTCATCGCGTCTCTCGTGGCCAATCCTGAGCGCCAGAGTTCGACAAGTTCCTCTTTTGGTTTACCTTGTGCTTTTTCATGAAAGGCCAAAACATTTGAGTAATCTTGATAAAAGGACGGTGAATTAAGTATTTCTTCGCCAGGATTAATCCACATACACAGAGGGTCGTCGATAATCTCCAGAGAATTCTCATCCAGAGGGATGGCCGCAAGTTGTACGGGAATTGCAGTCTCATGAGAAACCTTATTTTTATTTAAGTCTATTGTCTCCAAATCCGTAACTAAAATCATCTTTTTCTCCAATTCAGTGAGTTGCTTTTTTTAATGTTGTCCTCAGCCCATAAAGGCTGAAGGTTCGTGTAATGAAAACAAAGCCCTTGTTGCTCTGGATCAGTTAAGTCGAATGCAGAACAAGGAATTATATGATCTATGTGCCAACCATCAATTCCGTAATTCTCCCACGTCATTCCAGATTCAAATTTATTTTCTAGATATGTTTTTAAAAAATCTACGGAGCACCCCAAAAGAGCTATTGTGGCTTTTGATTTTGCTTTACCTTTAAGGGCAACGCGAATTCTTTTTCTTAAGGAGTCTTTTATTTTGTATTGAACGTCATTATCATATCTAAATTTTTTCCTTTTTCGTCTTACTGGAAGATATTCTGTTTTTTTCTTTTTTGTACACTCTTTACAATAGACAGAAAGTCCGTCAGCGCTATAACAAAAAGAATTAAATTCGGAAGAACTTAAAAGAACCTTACAACTTGGGCATGCTTTTGATTCAGCTTTATCTTCTCTATTCTTTAGAGACTCTTTGTATTTTTTACAACACTCTTTGCATGATTGCTGTAAGCCGTCCTTAGCTTGCTTCATTTTACTAAAGCAGTCTTTGGATTTTGTCTTTTTACATTTATAACAAGTTTTTTCTTCTGGTATCTTTATATTTCTTTGTTTGTATGCGTCTAAGTATGACGTGTGGCAAGACTTGCAACAACCAGCATAGCCGTCTTTCGTTGACTTATTTTTGTAAAACTCCTCCGTGAGCTTCTCTGTCTTGCACTTGCCGCATACTTTCTTCATAAGATTACCAGTCCAAGTTATCGTCATCAAGCGCGAATACGTCCATCGCTTCTTCTTCGTAGTCTTCGTACTCTACTTGCTGCATCGAGTCAAAACGCTGAAAGTCGCCTGTGAACATATTCTCAGCGGTATCGAAATCTATCTTTTTGAACATATCCCCCTCAAATCGGAATTGCTCACCAAAAGGAACCCAGTCAAATCTAGCCATAATAAATCCTTATTTAAGAAGTAAAAAAACCCGCCAAAAGCCTATAGGTCAGTCAGCGGGTTCAAAAAAGAATCAATTTATCTTTTATTGATTAACCGACAACCACGACCTTATCGCTTGGTTTATGGATTGCTGTTTTAGTAGCATCCACAGAATTACGAGCATTCGCCACAACCTTTCGATTACGGCAGCAGCCTTTTGTTTGAGTTTTGATTTTAAGCCAAATTGTATCTGTGTCCTCTCCATTAACGAGAGTATATTTCTGGCCAACCGTCAACTGACCATATGTAATAGAATCTGCCATTATATGGCCTCCAAGTAGATTGATTTACTAGATATGACTTCTCTGCTTCTTTGGTATTTAGACAAGCAGTCCAGTCCCAACAAATCCAACTTAACCAAACCTGATCTTTCTGCCGCATTCATTTCCCAGCCACAAACTGGGTGAGGCCCGTTGGCCGGATCTGGTATAACAGGACACTGATCTAGCAAATTTCTATCTGACAGAATAAAAGCCGAAGCGTGTTTGCCAATTGCAATATTAGTTCTGTCCATCTCAACTGCCAGTTTGAAGGCATCCGCCCACTTACCAGTGTATTTACTTGTCTTCCTATTAAATTTACACCAGAAATCGAGTCTTCGACTATGCATTAAAGTGTACAGAAGCACACTTTTAGTCCCTAATGAATTATACTGGTCTTTGAGCTGTGGATCAATTTTAGATTCTTCATGAAGGCATTCAGTTACCTTATTTGCCTCTGCGTGCGACATTCCGTGTTGCTTTAGGGTTTCTTTGAGGGCTCCTCGACCTTTAAAAGTAGTGTAAGTGCAAAGCTGTGCAACTTTCTCGGAACCATACTTGTCTCTTAAATAATCAATAACTTTAGGTCTAAATTCCGGCACAATGTCGCAATCGATATCGGGTACGCCCTTTCGGTCAGGATTATAGAATCTTTCGAAGATTAGGTCGTACTTAATCGGGTCAACTTTAGTAACGCCCAGCAGATAACTCGCTAAACAACCCGCAGCAGACCCACGACCAGCCCCCAACATAGAGCCACTCTCCTGAATAAAGCGGCAAATATCCCACATAATTAGGAAATAACCACTCATTCCGGCGTTTTCGAACGTCTGTAGCTCATAATTTAAACGGCTAAGGTATATTTCACTCTCTAAATTTTTATCTTTTAAGGATTTAACGCAGAGTTCGCGGAGAAATTCGTCTTCAGTTTTGTCTCCCGTTGGAAAGTGAGGAAGCCTAGGATTGTTGTCCAAACTGTATTTCTCTACGGCCTCATAAAGCGGCGCTAAACAAGACCAATCGGTAACATCGTTTTCTAGGGGCACAGGCGCGTCGTATTCGCCTTTTGCTTTGTTAATGAGTACCTTATGGTGATCAAGCTGAGAGTCCCTTAGAACGAGCGCTGGGGCTATAGGATTGAATGTCTTGATATGCAGGTCAATATCTTCAAGATCCGGGATATTTAAAGCTTCCGGCGAGAGTGCTGCAATATTCTTGCAATTATCCGCAATTGGGAGCCCGTTGGATATTCTGAGCAGCTCGCCAAACCCCTTTCGATTGAGGGCATAGAGGGCGCAGGTTATCTCAACATTATCTTGTGTAAAGTTTTTCAATAGACCGATTACAGGTTGTTCGGTCGAGTCTATATACGGGTAAGCCTGACTAAGATTCCAGTCAAGGATTGGCAGCATGGAGTAGTCAGAATTATTGATAAAATCCTGAATATGCTCCGGGTGTACTGCACTTTGCAAAACAGAGCCGTGAGTCATTACGCCGGGGTGATACATAAACAACTCCAAAAGAATAAAAAACGCCTGCGTGCTACGAGCACGCAGGCGCATCGAAGTGCCTTCTAAGCGAGAGGGAGGCTTAGAAGGGGAGATCATCCGAGCCTGCTCCTGCCGCAACAGTTTCCTGCTGCTGACCACCGCCAGGCTTTGAGCCTAAAAGAACAAATCGGTCGACATTAACAAACATTTTAGAACGTTTGTTGCCGTCGTTGTCTGTCCACTTGTCTTGACGAAGAGAGCCTTCAATCAAGACCGTGCGACCTTTAGGGCAGAACTTCTGAAACGTTTCAGCATTTCGTCCCCAAAGAGTAATGTCAACAAATGTTGTTACTTCCTTTTCCCCGAAAGTCTCCGTAATGGCGATAGCATTGTCTGCTACCTTAGACTTTCCGGCATCGCGAATTTCCGTATCACGAACAACGTTGCCGACCAGAACCGAGTGATTGTAAGAGTTAGCCATTGTGGCCTCCTGAGAAAAAAGTGGTTATCGTTTTGAATCTTTATTCTGGCAATTTTCTACAACTGTCAGAATGTCTCTTTGTTCACAAGCCTGCTTAATAGTATCGCAGATACATGCTTTTCCGTCGATTGGGTCGAACCTGTGTCTCATTGGGTTGTAGTCTACCTGTATCGTCGGATGAACCATTTTGCTGAACGGACAAAATCGTTTACATTTCCATGATTGCTTCTTATCGAGTTCGTATCGGCACTTAGGTACTTTCAACTCTCTCATTTTTTGAATTCTCTCGCCAACCTTGTCAAAGCAAGCTTGAGCGTCGTTTTCATCTATGCCGAGGCTCCAGAAGGTATCCAGATTGAAAAACCAAATATGTCCAATCACATGATCTTCTGGAAACATCCTGTTAGCGGCCCACCAGTAAAAAACTAACTGCGGGTCCTCGTGCATGTTTAACACGGTTTTAGTTTTGCCCGTCGAAAAACATTCTAGTCTAGATGAACTCTTGTAGTCAATAAAATTTAAATTTCCTTCTTCGTCTCGGAACACGGCATCGACGAAGCCTTTGATCATAAGTCGTTTCTGCTCACCGTCTTTCTCAAAGAGAGCCCAGTCTTGATCAATTTCTTGGTGGATCAATAATTCTGGAGCTACAACCTCATAAAGATTGTAAGGACTCATTTCATGCTCAAGGACCTTTTCGATGCCCTTCCAGCATTTTTTTATGTCGCTGTTTGTAATATCGACATGTGAATCCTCCACTTTGTAATACTCAAGCACAGCATCAAACCATTTGTCTGGCTCGTAATCTGAGCCGACCGACTTAGGTCCCAAAATTGGGTCGTCCAGCAATTCTCCACCTTGTTGCCTGTGCATCTTGCTGATTGCGCAGGTCTCCAAGAAAGAGTGACAAATTGATCCTCTGGTCGCCGCAATTCCCGCAGGCATGTAAAACTTGAGCACATAACTCAAGAACCAATCCATTTCGCATCCTGTGAATTTTGCTATTTCTGAAGCCGAAATTCTGTCTCTATGCATCTTTTTCCCACATTGGTTCGAGGTCATGATCACGCATTACGAGTCTATCCCCATAGCCGAAATTTCTAATGTGTGCCGCCATTTCAAAATCATGTCTCGAAATCCAACCGCAAAGCCAGATAACGTTGTTTGATTCCCTGTATGTAAGTACGGCATAATCCGCCGTGAAATCATTCAGATGGTCGTAAAAACACAAAATAGATGGATTTTTATAATTGGTGGTCTTGACTTGGCAGGTTACATCTTTTGCGAAGTCTATGCCTCCATCCCCCTTATAACGATAATTAGTATCGTCTAAGTCGAGCCCTGTGTATTTAGCGAATGCCATTTCGCCTAGCAGCCCTACAAAATGCGTGCTCTCTTTCCCTGTCCAGTGTCGCGTTGAGGAAAAGCCTTTTTTATTGCTGTCTCTAATGCTAGCTATCTCCCTTACACGATTAACTTCGTCGTCCGTAAGTTCAACTTTAACGCGAGAGCTACACATAATTATTCCTTAATACCAATATCGATAATAAAATGGTCCTGGCCCGTACAAAGGAAGAACGGGATAGACTGGTCGAACTGGCTCATACCGTCGAAGTCGAAACGGCTGACGCAAACCAGGATAGTATTCATCTAGGCGTCGAGTTGGTCGAACAGGATATCTATAAATGTAAGTTCGAACTCTTGCGCTGTGCAGTCGGTCGACATTTCTACATTCAGGCTGTCGCAAACGGTCAGGCTGTGGAGCCCTAATCTGAGCATCAGCTACTGCCGGAATAAAACAAAAAGTCAAAATAATTAGTAGGTTTCTCATATGCTTAGTAAGTCCTTATTCTTTCCGAAGGTTTCATAAATACACTGAATCAAGTCTTGAACGTTTTTAGCGTTTTCGTTTTTAACTATATATTTACAGTTCTGCATGTTAATTTGTTCACTGGCGTGGGTATCGACTTCTCCAGACTTTTTATTAAGTCCGACCACTGTTCCAATTTTGGAAAATGCCAATGTTTCATTTGGAAAGCGAACATCCGTAATTAGGGCATACTCTGGGTTTTCTCGGGCAATTCTTTTGATTGTGCAGTCTACCCAAACTTGGCTGTTCATTTTTCGAAAAATGTCCGTTCCGACAAACTGCATTACTTCTCGGTTTGACATTTGACCTTTCTTATGGAAGAGCCAAGGCCACGATGATTCTCTCCAGTTGTTTTCCTTGAACATTTTTTCTATTGAAGTATAGGCTCTTTTGTTGGTGATTACCCCAGGCATGTTTTCCCAGTAGTAATCGGTCAACTCAGCCTTATCGTCATTAGACCCATAGACACATCGCTCTTCCAAACCCAACACATTAACGCAGATTTCTTTGAGGGCGTCGGCCAAGGCATATTGTTTTACAATCATAGAATTTAATCTATTAGGATGAACAGGCTCTCCGTCCATGATGATCTTACCGGTAGATCCATTCATCTGTAGGTTTTCACCGAGATTATATCTTTGAAGAGCCACTAATGTAAATATGTTGGCGATAGTGTTTTTCCCGGAGGTCTTCTCCCCGCAGAAACCGATGATTTTAGTCATTTAGAAATCCCTCCAACTCTTTTTTAAGTTCTTGCGCGCCCATGTCACCGGGATCAGCGCCAGATATCTTAGGAACTACAGTTTCAACTTTTGAAAGCTTCTTAAGAGATTCTTCCGTAGCTTTCTTTCCTGCTTCGTCGTTATCAAACAGCAGAATGACTTTTTTAACTTGTTTGCTTTCTAGCAGATTAACTTGACCGCTATTAATGGACGACCCCAAAATAGCGGCACAGCTTGTGTATCCAGCCTCATGAAGCTTTAAACAATCTAGCGGGCCTTCTGTCAGGATAACGGTATCTTGGATTGAGTCCATGTTGTATAAATATTGAGACCTTGGAAGACCTTTCGAATGAATCCATTTGCTTTTAGCATTCGGATCATGTGCGCGTGCCGACCACCCTATTATTATACCATTGTAGAACATTGGGACAACCGTCCTATTTACAAGAAAATCTCTTGCGTTGAAACAAGCCCCAACGTAAAACTCATTTAATACATCCCTATTAAACCCGCGATTAATTAAGAACGGACTTGGAATACAAAAACGTTTCTTGATCTCCATTTTGGACATAAGTTCAGGAAGATCATTAATATCAACTTTTTTCTTTTCTAGTTGTTCGTCCGTGTGGATTAACCCTTTATTGATCTTTAGGGCTTCCCATAGGGCATCTTGATTACGATGACACTGTCTGGTCCAGCAGCGCCAGATTCTTGTGTCTTTGTAAATTGTACAAGCTGTAGTATTATCTCCTCGGTGCACTGGGCATGGTCCAGACCAATAATCACCTTTGTCGACAAATCCGTGTTTTTTGAGGCGTTCGCTCATGGTAATCTCTTCAGAGGAATTGGTTCCGCACATTCTATTAGCTTTACTTCTTTCCCAATTATTATATACTCAATAGGGATAAAGAGAAATCCGTATTCTGTCTTAGGAGACGTAATGTAACTACGCAAACAGTCATGCTTAAAACAGGCAATAGAGATGACATCCGAGTAAGACAAATGTGTATCCCAATGTCTTGATTTAATCACAACCGTGCTTGGTTCTAAATTTTCAGAGAGAAAGACCTTAGAAATCAATTTCAGTTACTTTTTCTTTCTTTTTCTTTTTGGATTTTCCGTCGTCTTCATCTTCTTCTGCAACGTTCATACCGACTTCTTTCATCTTGAATGAGTCTTGTTGTATTTCCAGATTAATATGAGAACCGAACGGAGTTCCTGGGCCGTGTCGGGCATCTGACACGTAAAGTTTGTGTGTTCCGTTCTCTGCGCCGTCTGATTCGATTTCTTCTGGCGTTTTCTTAGCTAGGATGGATACACTAGATGCGAACCATAGAATTCTATCAGATTGACTGAGAGATGTTGAGGTTTGATCTGAAACTCCGCTTCTATTTAGTTGAGCCAACGCCAGAATCGGCAAGGAATATTTTTGCGCAAAGTTTTTTAATTGACTCACCATATAACCAATCTGTTGATACTCTGCCACATTCCTACTGAGCTGGTCTTTATTGAGCAGTTTGATATAGTCATAAATTACAACACAAGGATTAGAAGAATTGTCAAAGTTTACTCCTGGGACTTTTCTAACCCACCTATTCATAATTGAGATTTGTTCCTCGAATGACGGAACCTGACTGACATCTAAATGGTAAATAGGTATTTCTTTAAGGACTTCTGCTTCGCTGTCAATCAGCCGAGCATCGTTCTCGCTTGAGGCATACGCTCCATTCTCAATGTTGCGCATCTTTACGCCGGTTTGACTCGACAAAACGCGAGACATTTGGTCATCCAAGGAAAGCTCTGTATCTACATAGAGAACCTTAAGGCCCATCTTGGCAAAGTGGATTGCTTGGTTCATCGCCAAAGAGGACTTATTCTGTTTAGCTCTGGCTGCGATGATGTCTAGTGCGCCTGGACGTAAGCCACCACCTAGCGCCCAATCATAAATTGGCAACATAGTTGATACGCCAATGTCTTCGCCGGAATTTTCAGTTCTAGCTTTTAGATACTCGTCAACGGCGTTACCCATCATTACGGGTTCTTGCTCAACCGAATTAATCTTTCCAGCTAAGTCGAAAATCGGCTTCTCTAGAATTGAGAATATTTGACTAATTGGTTCGTCGCCGGTTACGATTTCCAAGTCGTTACCGATGTTTGCCACGCATTCTTGCGCCATTCTACAGACATAAAGCCGTCTGATTTTTTTAGCCTTAGGTAAGGCGTTGGCTGGATCACAAGGCAAACCGACAATGTCATCAAGATGCTTTTGAAAAGAGTCTCGACCCACCCAAGAATCGAGACCCCGTTCTTTTGCAATGCTGAAGATACTAGGTAAATCTATCGTTTTTTGCTTATGGGTTACGAAAGCCTTCTCATAGATGTCCCATAAGACGCCATTGTTATTGTTTGTAAAAGTTCTAGGTTCTACAATGATTGGTTGTAGGTCCCAAAATATTTCTTCGCCGCCCTTAAATACAGAGGAAATGATGGCATTTTCTGCCGATAAATCTTTTTGCAATTTTCAACCCTTTTTGTTGCAAGACTTACAAAGATGTACTTCTCTCATTCCGTCATATGGAGTTACTTTCTCTGTTTTTCCACACATCTTGCACATAACCGAAACCTTTTTGGCCGGGGCTCTTCTGGTTTTTTCGAAGTATTCAATTTTTTCTTCCTGATCTTCTTTGTCAGCTTTGATATAGTCTTTATCTCGCTTGAGCTTTGGAAGGATTGCATTAAACTGATTTGTGCCGTCACCAAATTTTTGGGCGCTTCTTGGTCTGGCTGTATTGGCTTGAGCTGTATTCATGTCGGAAACTCCGGCACTTGGAACTCTTCACGTTGATCCTGCCGGATCTTGTTGTTTCTTTCTGCGCCTACCGCGTTTTTTCTTGGGAGCTGGAGCAGGAGCTTCCTCTTCCGAGGAGGACTCCATTTGATCTATTCTTTCTACTATTTTAGACTGAGCTTCAGCTAATCCCGCCAACAAAGCTTTGATTTCGTCAAGTTCTTTAGACATTTATTTATTCCACTGGATTGCTTTACCTTTACTCTCGTAAAATGAGACCGACCTTGAGATATCCGCTATCCTGCCTTCTGATTCTTTTAGATAAACTTCTAATACATTAACTTGTTTAACGATTGGCATTAGGTATTGCTGGTCGTTATTCAACCAAGCGTAATGAATTTCTTTGGGAAGCATCTCTGGCGCTTTATGCCAATATTTGGCGTATTGCTGATTCAAATACTTTTGCAGCATTATTTTTTGAGACGCCACTTCATTTACGATGTTTTGGTAGGCCGCTTTATAAGTCATAAGCGTCATACAATTAGTAAAACATTCGTCAGCCGTTAGAGTGGCTAAGTATTCTTTGCGCGGACAGAGAATATGCTTAACGTCGTCAATCTCGTCGAAGATGGGGGTTTTTGTTTTCTCTCGAAACTCTTTGATAAGTTCTTCTGACTTATTCAACAGCGCCTCTAAGAAGCTCTTCCCACTGTTCCCTTCCGTTGCAGTCGAATCTGATGAGTTTGATGTCATTTAATTCACACCATTCTTTCTTTTGTTCATCGCGAAATTTCGCTCTGAGAAATGCTTGTCTGTCCTTATGGAAGAAGTCGTTCCGTTTGCTGTGTTGCTCACCGTCGACTTCAATCGCAACACCCAATGTTGGCAGATAAATATCTAAATATAGAGTTTTTCCATAACCAATCTTCGCTGAAACTTCTTCAAGCATCGTTGAGTTAGGATAAACAGTCTTAACTAATTCAATCGCTTCCTTATGGTAGGAAGAACAATTCGCTTTGGGTCTACTGACCATTTTGAATGGATACTCCTTTCCGTCCAGGCCCTTCATTCTAGGGTCTGCCATTATGCTAGTCTTGCCTCTACTTCATCTTTAATTTCTTTGTACATTTCTGGATTGTCGCGCAGTGCTTCGATAGTCTTTTTCTCTCCTTGAAACTTTTGCTCTCCATAATTATACCACGCTCCCCCCTTGCTCATTACGCCAGTTTCCAGTGCAATGGGCAAAAGCTCAGCAATGTCGTCAATGCCCTCTCCAAGGATAACATAAGACGTTCCTTCCATCTTCGGGAAGCCCATGTTAGACGTTTCGCAAATCCAGTTAATTTTACGACCGTATTCCCTGTCCCTATAGGTATCAGCATTCGTCATAGGTTCGTAATTTTTTAGACGAAGCTTAATATCAGCAGCATATTGAATTTTATTGCCTCCTCCTTCTACTACGGATTTTCCATAACCAGAAGTATTGGCAATTAAATGGACAACGCCTAGAAAAATGTGGTCACTTGAGCTGATGTATGGAGCCAGCTTCTTGCAGAATTGAGACATGATTCTTGGAGAGGCATCTCTTGTAAGGTCGCAAGTTGCATCGTTAAGCTGTTTCTCTGCTTCCATATGGCTAAGAGAGTCCGCAATAACAAACAAGCGTTCTTCGGTTTCCATGTAATGAAGTACAGAGCCTAGATATTGCTCCGCAGAAACTTTGTTCTCAGTGGTAGAAGTAATCAATTTAAACTTTTCTACCGAATAGTCAAGTTTTTTGCAGCCCTTGATATCTCTTACGGCGAGTCTTCCTTCTGAATTAAGATAAAGCACTGTATATCCAGCTTGCTGGGCGCGTGCAGCAAAGTCTAGACAGGTAATTGTTTTACCGCATTTAGGTGGTCCACCCATCAAAACAAACGAGCCGCCTTTAATGCCTCCGCAAATTGAATTAAATGTAGGACTAAGACTTACAATTGGCTTTTCGCCTTGCATAGCCTCAAACTCTTCAAAAGAGAAAGTAATCTTTTTTACTAGTTCCGAAATTTTCATATATTTTCCTACAGCAGGTCTAAATTTGTTTTCGTTTTCTTAAACGACCCTAGAGACTTTTCCGAAGAGACATCTACTTGAACTTGAGGTTTGGCTTGGCTAGCTTTGTATATTGCCCAACATCTTTTTTTGAATTTTTGATTCTTTAAGGATGTCGCGCCAGTCTCTTTGATTGCTTTGTAAATGCTAATATAGTCAACATGTTCAACAATTGGTTTAATCAAACTTGCTTGATATGCCCAGTACTGCGACCAGGGCTTGTTATTCCAAAAAGAAGGAGGCAAAGGAAGCTTCTTGTCCATCTTAGCTTTGTTTTCGCAAAGAAGCTCAATTATCCTATGCCTCCAGTCAACGCTCTTTTTAGTATACTTCGAATTAAACATCTTTTGGTCTGATATGCGCGTTCTTCAGGTGTCGAGAAGTTGCATTAGGATTAGATGGAGCTGGGCTAGCCGCACGAGATGCTTCTGGCGTCATAATCGCTACACCTTCTCGCCCAGAATCAGTGGTCTTACGAATAAGGGCACCTGAACCAATGAATGAAGTTGCAGCGATGAACACTTCGTCAGAGGTGGCATTCTCGTTTCCTGCTTCTTCCATAGACTTAAGGGCTCGACGAAGAGCATTTCTTGCATCATTTTCACTAAGTCCAGCTTTCCGAAGTCGTCCAACAACGTCTTCGTAGTCGTTTAGTTCTTCTGTGGCAGCTTCTACTTCTACATTTTCGACAATTTTGTCTTTGAGTTCCTCCAAGTTTTCCTCTTCTACAAGTTTTTCAACCTGCTTAGAGCTTTTACTCAATCCAACCTCATCTCGGATTTCATCAAAAGACATATCCGTTGAGAGGAACAATTCTCGAATTTTCTTTTGTTGTAGTTTACTAAGTCTTGGCATTTTAGCCTCCTGGATTTGAAAGTGCGGTTTTGGCTTTCGCGTAGAAAACCTTGTTGTTTCTTTTTAGATAATCTTTATAAAATTCGAAGCCATTCTTTGAGATGGTTACCCAGCGCCAAATCTTATTTCCATTTCTTACTGTCATAGCAGTTTGTAAATGGTCTACATTCCTGGGGTCAAATAATTGCCCAGTCGTATCTGACATCACAAAATACTTAATCATAGACGGCATAACTTTTTCAATAGCGTAAGCTTGTCTATGCTCTCTGAAGTCGATTCTATTGCCACGCTTATCGTATTGTTCAATAAGCCTGAAGTTGCCATCCTCGTCTTCAAAGTGATGGCTGCCCTGAAGAGTAAAGCAATTCTCTCCAGGTTCGTAAATATTGCGTTGCGATTCAACAATGTCTTGATGCATTATTTGTCAACTCTCTTCCAAGGGGAAATTGATCCCGTGCCTTTGTTTTGCTCTTTACCATAATCATAGAGCTTTTTTTGCTTCTCGTCTTCAGACATTTTTGCACTATTTTTGTCCATGAGAGAACCAACTGTTTTTGTGGGTCCAGCGAGATAAGCGCCTTCGGAACCCCAGTCTCGTTCCACATCCCCTTTGCCGCAACTTGGGCAGCTAGGAATTAGATGCGCCTCAGCCATATTATTTACGGCCTCGAAATATGGTTCTTCACATTTTGGATTATTGCATTTAAAGCAGTATAAAGGCAAGTCAAGTCTCCTTGTAAAAAAATGTCAGCCTAACAGCTTCAACCACCCAAAAAAATGGGCTGTGGGTCTTTCAAGCATTCTGGTTTGCTGACGCTACTACAATGCTTTGTTCACGTCTTGTTAAATCTTGTCCATCTTATTGAAGATTCTAACCAGTGACTTATGTCGGAAACATTCCGTCAAAGTAACCTTACGGATAGATTCATCTTCTAGATTATCGAAAAGCCTTGCGAAGTAACAGTTTTCACCACGCCCAGACTGAAGTCGGTCTCCAGCCCAGCACATAGTTGTACCGCGACCCCATCTAGATAACAACATCTGAAATTCTTGTTTTGAAGAGTTTTGCATCTCATCACAGAAAACATATGAGTTATCAAGAGATAGACCTTGCAATAAACCAATTGGTAATAGCTTAATCTTTCCATCTCTAACAAAATCTTCATACTTTTGTCGTGATCCTAAGAACTGACAAAGGTATTCAATCTGTTGAGCAAAAAAGTTAGCGCACTTCTCATGAACAGTTCCAGGGGTATGACCAACAACGCTGCTGAGATGACCCACGGATCTAATTAAATAAAACTTTTCAATCTTTTTATGTAAGAGTAATTCGCAGCCGTGCCCTACGGCACATGCAGTTTTTCCTGAGCCAAATCTGGCTTCTACCATAGTTAAGTCAAAGTTGTTTAAAGCCTCTAAAAAATATTTTTGTTCGTCATTACGATGACGTACAATCCTCCCGACCTTGTTGGACATAGAGGGACTCCTGGATGTTGGCTGAGGAAGTCGCGCTCAGATTTTAAGATTTGTTTTTATTAGGATACTTCAGAATTTTCTTCTTCATCGTCGCCGTCAAGCGCATCTCGGATTTCTGCGAGAAGCTTTTCAGCGAGTCCGAAAGAACGAAATTCATTATATCCAATGACCATCAAAATTACACCTGCACTAATTTGCAGATTAGCCGTAAAAACAAGTAAAAGGCCAACTAGAAACAATACCGAAAAAAGAATAGATTTAGCTTGCGGTTGCATTTTTAAATCCTCGTGTTAAGTTTGGTCAGTTGTCTGACAGTATTATATACACCAAAGCAGTCGCAACTTCTGGTCATTTTCCAGAACTGCCGAAGCCACCGTCTCCACGAGCCGTATTTCCCAGCGTATCTACTTGCTCCCAAAGGACTTCGGGAACTTCTTCGAATGTCATTTGGGCGACTCTATCTCCAACTCCATATGGGAAGATTTTCTCGGAAATGCCAGTAAATCTTAGCATAATTTCCCCAGTGTAGGAGCAGTCAATCAAAGCTGGGCTGTTGCTCAATACCCAGCCATACTTCGTAAATGAGCTTCTGGGGGCAATTCTGGCACACCAGCCCTCTGGGACACTCATTCCAAAACCTAGCTTAACAAGAGTCGTGGAGCCCTCGTGTACAATTTCTGAAGCATACAAGTCCCAGCCCCCATCAGACGGGTGGGCTTTTGTTGGTTCTTGAGCATTCTCTGCGAGTTTTTTGTATTTTACAGAAAGTTTCATTTACAAGTCCTGATGAATAAACAACTAATCCAATAAATAACCACGCTAGGGGGTAATAAATCACTTGATGTCCCAGGACCATAAATCCGAAGAATAACCAAGTTGCCCCAAGCATACCTAAAATAACTCTTAAAGAAGGCATCAGAGAATCGCTTTCATCTTTTGTTTACCTTTAGCCTTGCCGTCTTTGTAAACTCCATTAGGCTTAATCGTAACCGGGAAAGACTTTGGCAGCTTATGGAAGAACTCTGAAGTCTCGCCTTGTTCAGATTTATCGAAAGCCGTTGCTGGATAAACCTTGTATGCCGCCATAGATTCTATGCCAGACTTATCCTTGAAAGCTTCTTCCATTCCTTCGTTAGAAAGGTAAAGAGTTACTACTTTCATGTTTGCATATTTAGTAAACAAATCCACCTCAAGATCTTCACCCTTTTTCCGAAGAATAAAGTGAGTTACAAATTGCCTATCGAGACCCCTTGGTTGATCTGGGTCAACTTCGCCCTTAAGGCCTAGGTAGAAAGCGTCTTTCAAAAGCTTAGCTGTTTCTTTTGCTGTGTCTTCTGCTGATGAGACACTTTTATCACTATATAGGGTTACTGTGAGACCTTGCGCGTCTAAACCGGAAACTGAAATTCTTGGCATTTAAACTTTTCCTTCTAAGGAGATGTAGTTCTTTTCTATAGTTATTTTAATTCCATAAATATGCTTTTGCTCTAGCTTGGCTATAAGCTCACCTAAATTATACTCTGTCGGCTCCTCTAAGACAGGTAATTTTATTGACTTTTTATCAATTTTTCCCAGAAAAGATTTTGAGGTGTTGTTCTGCGAATTTGTCCCATGAGAATTCTTCATGAAGAGCGTCCCTAGTGTTGATTAGCATTTCGACAATATTAAATAATTCGTCATCACTGGAATAACGCAGTACGTCTCCATAGTTTCTGCATTCTTCAAGATAACCAATCTCTTCAGAGTTTCTAAGGATTAAGGATTTGCCCAGCGCGATAGATTCAATGTATGGCATAGCTCCTCCCTCTACCCTAGAGGTAGAACAAACATAATCCACAGAACGTATCTTTTCGACCATCTGTTCATTTGTTAGGCCACCATTAATATGCATCCACTCTACCTGGGGAAATCTGCTTTTAAGCTCTCTCTGTAGAGTTACGCCTTTGCGCCATGCATTACCATTGTTTTCTTTGTTGATGAATAAGATTCTTAATGGTTGAATAAAATGATCAAAGAGACCACACTTAGTCACGCTGGTCTTTTCAGGAGGAAGATGATTCGCCCAAGGTTCACTCATACTAAAGCAATGATCCAGCTTTCGAGAGGCTAACTTCCATGCCTGTTCCTGACCCGGAACAAAATGTGTAAATAAACCCCCAATTTTTGTATTTACATTCTCACGCAAGCATAAGCTAAAATGGCAGTACCAAGTCCAATCAGCGTCTCTGTATTGAGCCCCAAAAGGATAGATCTTACTGTCGGGTAAGCGTTTATGTAGCTCTTCGGAAATCCTCTGAAGAACCCATCCATCCTTATCTGACACAATATTAATTTTAACCATTACCAAGTCTCTCCATTGACTGCGTTTTGCAGAAGTTGTTCGTACTCGTTAATCATTTGGTCATAGGACCTATCGTTCAGCATTGCGTTTCTAATGTCAGAAGGTTTTAGCTCTCTAGGTTGAGTCATTCTTGCATAAAGGTTATTTAGGGAAGAGCAGACATATCCAGTCTTCCCGTCTATAACTTGGTCAACCGTTCCGCTGATATCCAAACAAAGCGTTGGTATTCCCATCATAGCCGCTTCGACTGGCGACCTTGGTGCGGCATCCTCCACCGAGGGATGAAGTAGGTATTTTGCTTTTGAAAGTACATCAAAATAAACTTCTCTATCAATATTCTCAATCGAGATGATTGGCGCTTCAGCCATTTGAAGTCGTCTTACATGCTCATATCCTTTAAATGGATAAAATCTTCCAGTATAAACAACATAATCGTGCCATGTTTCGCTCATGCGTTCAGTATATCCAACGTCTCGCATTGCTGTTTTAATGACTTTGGCAGGGTTTCTATCAGCCATCCATTGGGAGTTGACTACCGTGTTAGGGTATTTGATTCCGGGTTGGCGTGGTTGTGGTAACCTATTAACCCGAGCCACTCCAAGGTCTACGTTTGCCGCAGTATGAAAAGCGCTAGAGTCTAAAATCACATCCGGCGTGACCTCATTACAGACATACTTGAGCACTTTAACCGCGTTCTTTTCTTCTGGCTCGTATGGATAAACCTTAGACACGCAAGACAAATCTGTCATCGGATGGCCAACCAGAAACATCTCGTGTCCCTTTTTAGCCAGACCTTGGCAGATATCTTTACATGATTGTTGCCCGCCGCCATGTATTCCTTCTGTGATTTCTTTATGCCCTGGAGCCACCATTACAATTTTCATTATTTTTCCAATTCAAATGTGTAGCCAAATTCCTCGATATCTTTGTGATACCACTCTGCAATCATTTGCTTCGTTTCATCGGTATAGTATTTTGAATAATGTTTTCTTTTCTTTGTAGCGTTTGACTTAGGGAGCTTTGCTGTTGTAAACCTTCTTAACTTGGCGAAGTCTTGGTTTAGATTTTCAACTTTTCCTATGAAGTCCATTTGCTGCTTACCATTAAAAACTGTTAGTTCCATAATTGGCATAGCGTGAAGGGTAACTGTTTGATATTTGAATATCACATCAGAATGCATAAATTCATCAAAGGTCATTTCAGGAACTTCGAATTTTCGTTTAAGCTTATTCGTATCATAATAATTGTGATACAAAGAAACCATCCTATCCCATGGGTTCCGTACAAATGTAACTTTGTAATACTTAGAGAAATCAGGAGCTTTGCGGTAGGCCCTCAAGTTCTTCATATCTGGAATATTTTTAATAAGCGTTTGAGCTATTGAGGTACTTGCACACTTACAAGACTTAAGGTAAAGAAGTTTTTTAGATTCGGAAATCCAAATCAGAGATTCTTTTTCTGTGCCCGATTCTCGTTTATTCCAGTAGTCAAATAGTGTGTCGCTATTAGAAATCGAGAAGCTACGCATTAACTCGTTCTTCTTTCATTAAGAGTTCAAGCTTTCGGTATCTTTCAAGAAAAGAGTCTCGCCCCTCCGCAGGGTTTTCAAAAAAGTAATCCGTGTGCTGTTTATCGATTAGCTTTTTTTCTTCAGCTAAAGAATCCCTGTCTGCTTGTTTAATCTCGTGACGAAAGTCATTAAACGTTTGTTTTAAGTCATAATGCCCAAGCAAGTCTAGAATTTGTTCCATCAAGAGTCCTTCGAAGACCGAGATATTGATATAATGATTATCATTAAGAACTAACAAATATGGTTTAATCGGCTTGACAATATCCCCAATTAGAATCTCATTCAAATCATGCAACAATCCGCACATTTGAACTTCAGCCGAGCAACCTCTGTCTTCTAAGAGTCTGCTAACGTAGACGCTATGTGTTGCTACGCTGCTAAAATCATAACGACCATTAAAGCGACATGTGTTACCCAAAATCTGAGCACATGTCTCAATAGATAGGTCTTTTAAAATCTCATTTACGTGTTCTTCATTCATTGTTTAAATCGTTCTTTAGGAAAATCTGTTTTACAAGAAGGACATGTCCACAAGTCTTTTTCAAATTTGACCACAGCGAGTTCGCAATCTGGACAAATTTTCTTCATGTCTATCCCAACTTTATTTGCCATTTCAGGAAAGGCAAAAGCCCAATGTTTTTTAGGGCACCGCTTGTTAAGAGAATCTTTTACGCCTTGTCTAGCCTTCTTACAAAGACAGTTGTCGCATAACTTATCTCCATCTTCGAATACTGTGACATTTCCGGTTGACGAACATTCCTGACACTTTATTTTAGTCGTCATTGTTTCTTATAGCAACCTCAAAAGCAAACCAATGCTCAAATTCATAGAGAAAATTGAATGGATTTTCGCGATACTTGCGCGTTTGCCAAATTTCAACTACATTTTGTAGATTGTCAGCTTCGTCCATAAAGCCTATATCGCATTTTGTACACTCTACAAAGCATCCACCATATGAGTCATTCTCAATAACAAGAGGTGGCCCACCGCAAAACGGACAAGGTTTCAGTTGGTCTAGTACGTTAAAATCTGGAATGTACATTATGGCTTCAGCATTTTTCCGCAGAATGGACAAAATTTCCATGAAACGTGAGGCTTGGTTTCAAATTCAAAGACTGTGTTTCCACACTTAGTGCTATATTTCAAACCTACGGGGTCATCCGTTACCCCGGTCCATTCACAGAAGAAGTTTTCATTAAGATCTATTAATTCTTTTAACGGCTTCAAATTTCGCAGCCTCCAGCAGTACATGCTAATTCTCGTGCTCCGGTAGTCATATCCGAGGACTCGTAAGCAGATAGTTCAGACCAGTCAATAGTTTTCGGCATCTTTGCCAAAAGCTCTTCGTATTGTTCTTTAGTGCAATCCTGATAAGGCGCTTGCTTATAGACATGATCACTGAACGGCAAGAAAGAAACGCCGCTCATCAAATCAAAGTTTTTATAAACCCAGGCACCAACCTCAAGCCATTCGTCTTCTTTTACCGAAACCGTAATAGATGGCTTATGCTCACAGTAATGCAACTGATACTTCTTCCAAAGCTCTAGCTGCTCAAGAGCGGTCTTATCATTTCTAAAAAACGATTGCTCAGGAGCTTTAATTGGAAAACTAAACACTGCAATATTTTGAGGATTGTTAATTTCGTCCTCATATGGAAACCCCTTATCAATCATTAGTTTGGTTAGCGGGTCTTTTTTGTCAGACCTAACCGTTCTGATGTAGTAAGGAGAGTGACGAGTATGAATTCCACTTGCAGTGTCGCAAAGCTGTGAAGTATTGCCTGACGGTTTAACGCAGGTAATAGCAGCAGACTGATTAATACCAATAGACTTTGCCCATTTTTTATTTACTTCAATGGCCCTTTCTTTGAATCTCTCTAACCTTCCTTCAAGACCTTCTACGGAATCATTCGTAAGAGGACAGTCCATAATTCCAGTCATCGAAACACCAAGCAGTCGCTCTTCGTCTGCGTTCTTCTTCCAGTTTTTGCTAAGATAGCGAAAATTAGTAAAGGTGCTTTGGATGGTTCCAAGAATTGTTGCTAGTTCAATCTTTTCAAGGATTGTTTCTTCTGTATCATCCTCCCTAAGGATTACTTCTGAGAGGTTACAGAATCCACGAGGTCTGAGTAATATTTCGCTACAATTATGAATAATAATTCCATTCGCTCCAAACCGATGCACTTCATCCACTGTGCAATCATAAACGTCTTGCTGACCGATATGACGACGAGACACGAAATTCGTGGTCATTTTGTCTTTATACGGAGTTCGACTTAACGAATCAATGCACTCAGTTAGTTTTGTTTTTTTGTCAGCATCATAAAAATTAATTAATTCTGCAAACTTGCAAATGTTTTCACGAGAGATAGCCAGTTCATGCATAGCCTTACAGAAGTATTCTTTATTACCTCCTTTTCCGTCAGGCATTTCGTAATAACCTTCAGGTTTTCGATTTTGATAAACCGAAGACTCAATACCAAAACGATGCAGCATTCTCTGAACTGACTTAAGTCGGTCTAAATTGTTCTGACCAAGCCTTACTGAGCGCCCCTTCTCTTTATTAAAAAGCACGGTTCCATCAGCATCAAAAATGCCCCTCAAGAAGCCTCTCACAGTAGAGTCTGACGCCCCCTCTAGGGCTGGCAGGATATTCTTGGTTTCTGGCTCAAGCATGCCCTCCAGTAGCTCGTCAAGCGCTCTGCTGGCCGATTGACTATAAGTTCCGTTGTCAGTGGGATCATCAGCAAGCGCTGTTGGCCTGTGCGAATCATAAGGCAAATCTTTAACGAAATCGTGAGCCATAGACGACATTTGATGTCGATTATGTCCCCAGAATCTGACATACGAAGGATATTTTTCAGGATTGTGACCGCCGTCTCCAGCTACTTCCCCCATTAGCCAACCTTGATGAAATTCATTCAAATCCAAATCGTAATCATCCTGATGAACAAGCTGATTAATACAGATATTTGAACTCTCGTCTAGATGTTGCGCCTCAACCCAAAGCTCTTGACCTTCTTTAATTGTTAAGATTTTGTGGTCAGAGGTGCATTTAATTGAGTATCCGCGAGAGGTTTCGATTTCGTAAACATCTTTATGTCCCGTTTTAAAGAAACCTGTTTTACATTCATAATTTTTTCCATTTACTGTTGCCAGAAATGGCTTGTTGATCAGATTGAATGCTTGAATCGGACCTTCGGAAGTATCAATCCATGTATCAGATGTGACACACGGATTAGTTAAAAACTCAAAATCAGTATCCCTGCGACCAATCTTTTCGATAATTTTTTTGCAAGACTCCCGATTAAAGATACCTCTCTCGCCAGATTTACTGTCATAGAGGGACTTCCATTCTTCCATAAAGATGCCCATATCTGGCTTTTCTGTGTAAGCCACACTGTTGTTTGCCATTGCACGTTGAGCGCTTTCTTCCCACCAACGCCCAACTTTTGCTTCTCTCATGCGTAAATCTGACAAATTGGACAAACTCAGCAAAGCTGAACGGCGACAACCTCCGACGGTTACGATTTCAGCAATTTTGCAGCAGATATCGTGACACTCAAGAGAGTTTAGCTTTCGGCCCGATGCACCCTTAAAGGTAACTACAACAAAGTCAAACAGTTGACCGAGAATTTCGCCACCAGAAGCTCGACCGCCTTTGGTTTTAAGTGGAGTTCCGGCAGGGCGAATCTTCGATAGATCCCATCTTGGAACCTGCCCCACGTAGAGCATGCCTATAAGCTCTTTTAACGCCTTGCACCAGCCGATGGTGCTATCACTCACCACGATGGTTGTATCGGACTCATGGAAGCTATCAGACACCTCAGGAAGCTTGTTGATAAACTGTCGTTCAACTGAGAATCCGACGCCACAGCCATTCATTAAAATATAAAATAATTCATCAAAAGATGCGGGCTTGTCGATAGGCAAAGCTGAACAGTTGTAACATGCCACATTATCGCGTGATGCAGCGGGACCAGCAGCCCAAAGCGCCCTCATGCTTGGAACAACCTGAAGATTCAAGATTCCTTTGCGGAGGCGGTTTTTTGCCTTGCCTAACTCAAAGTCAAAGTTTTCCTTAAGGTGCTCTTCAAAGAAGTTAACTAATCTATCAACCGTTTCTTCCCAAGTCTCTCGTCTTTTTTCTTCTGGAAGCCATCGAGCGTAACGTGAAAGATGAATGAACTCTTGGTAAGGGGTGGGAAGATTGTTTTCCATTGGGATACGTCCATTGTTGGGTTAAATTAATTGGCTAATAGTATTCTACACCAATCAACGAGTTACGTCATCAAGTTTTTTTTGACTATTCCCAAGGTGGTATCTCACACCACTTTACAACTTGCGTATCTTTAAATTCCATGCCCAGAAACCAGCACTTTTCTTGTTTGTGACCAAATGAGCTTCCGCTATGAACTTGCGTTTGACCCCAAGGTTTAATAGAAACCCAACGTTCGCCCATGCACTCAAGTACGACCAAATATTTTCCAGCCCGCTTGGGCGACTCTAATGGATAATATTTCCAATTCATTTTATTTTCTTTGTGCAATTAAGATGCCGATGTTTGCTACAGCATAAGAAAACCACATTAAGGCAAATCCGTACTGCCTTTTATGTAGTAATATGAAGCCCTGTGTAGAATACAGCAGCATAGCCAGTATTGGGATTAAATCAGAGCTATTCATCTTTAACGAAGAAAATTTCACTTGAGTCGCCACTGAGGATTAGTCCAACTCGCCCATAATCTTTAAATACATGAAGAATAGTTTTAGGCTTTACCTTTTTGGAAATCTCTTCATGGAAGAAAACCGTAGACTCATATTCTAGTGAGTCGATGTAGGAATATAGCTCTTCTCTAGAACTAAAGCACTTGACTCGTGAGTCCTTCCAGCATTCTTCAAGAGTGTGGTCGGTTATCTGTTTTAATGTTTCTGGGAGTTCTTCATTAGGGTTAGGAACTTTTATTGTGTAGTTCCATTGATTGGTCCCAGACCAAGTATCGTAGACTGAGTTCGTTGTAGAAGCGTAAACTGGGTCAGACCAAGTCATATTCCCCGATGCATCATTCATCAAGAATTGACCGGTTCCGGCCTCTGTAGTATAAATATTACTCATAGATTAATTCATTTTTAGAAGTGTTAAATCTAATTCCAGTTGTGCATTTTGCGGCTGATTCTCTAAACATGTTTTCAACCGCATCAGCCTGAACGCCGTTTCGAGATAAAAGCTGCACCAGAATAGAAAGCCTCATAGCAGAAAACCTACCTGGAACGCCTTCTGGTTCAAATAAAATCCTATTGATAGAGAAACAATTTATTTCTAACAGGTCTCTTCGTGGTATGAAAAATTCTGACATGTACAAATCCTTGACCTGATTATTTTTTAGTTTTTTTAGTCTTCTTTTTGCGCTTCTTTCCCGAATACTTATCGAAGAAAGCCGATACATCATTAGCATCGTTAGATGTCATTTTTTTGTATCGGGGATTCCCAAACGAGTTCAACACCGGTTTCCCGGTGTTGTCCCGTTCTACTAACCAAAGCTCATAGTCAAATCCAGACATAAATCGTGTCCTGTTAATATAGCTAGTTTAAAATTAAATTGTTTGATCTGCGTCACTACCTGGAGCAGATACTCCAGACACCTGTGCAGCATCCCAGGAAGTGATTGGTTCACCGCTTTTAGGGTCTCCCCCACAGCTAGCAAACTGATACTTTGTTGCGCATTTTTGCTGGTCGTCCCACAAGGTTACTGTGTACGACTCAGTGTTGTCTGCGATAGTTTCTGCCGTAGCAGGGCACAATTGCTCCTGACAGCTATTATAATCGACAACGTTTTTGCCAGTCCAAGGGGTACAGGCATAATCACCTACGTTTGACGGGCTACAAACCAGCGAACTGGTAGCGTCCGTCGAACCCGAAGGAAGTGCAGTAAAGTAATGTGCTTGCACAGCAGCCGAGTTGCTAGAGCTTTTTACGCCCCAAATAGCGCCCCTTTCAACCTGATTGCCATCCACAGCATTATTCGGAATGAACTCACTCATGATTTGTCTCACTTATTGGCTATATTAACAAGAAATAAAGGTATTCCTGTTATAATATACACCATATCAGTCCTCCTCTTTAGTTTGTTCATTTAAAAGCGGTTCGATGTCTTCGTTCTGCTTCTGGAAAGTTTTGGTAATACCCTCTCGAATATCATTTCTGACGACAACATCATCAAAAAGCCGCCCAACGCTGATAATCCCACGGTACTTAGTATACTGAGAAATGCTTTCAACTCCTGCGGTTTTTTCAATTGTGTCCAGAACTTGCTCTGTAATTGGAAAATTTGTGTGAAATTCGAACAAATTAAAGGAACTGAGCGCCCATCTCAAGTTATTTGCGTAAATATTAGATAATGGATGGGACGCTACTTGTTCGGCTTCCTGGGCAGAGTATACCATTTCTTCCGTAGATTCGAAAAAATCACTTTCAGTAATGGGCTTAAAATCAATTTGCCGCTCAGAAACGTTAATGTACTTTTCTTTTTCTAAATCAGTCATTTATTATCCTACAAAAACATCGTAACCACTCATAGTTGGTCTTTCAACCGAAGTTAAGGCTACCAAGGTTTTAAATCTGGTCAAAGCGTTCGCCATTTCCGTGGCTTTTTCTGGATTATTCAAAAGAATATTTTGAACGGCCTGGATAAGTTTTTGCTCTACAATTTCTGGTTTCTGAGTCAGGTAAAACATAGCCGCAGACAATGACTCTGCGTCAGAAGTTGCTCCCTCGTGAAGTTTAATTACCAGTTGTCCGGCGCTATCTACGCCGAAAGTTACCAAAGGACGACCTTTCTTCTCTTGGAATCCAAGAGACAATACGCTGCCGTCTTCAGTGGGGTTTGTGTCTTGGTGCATATAAACTCCTCGTTTTTATAGGGATTAAAGGTGAAGTCTGATGAAATTTTTTCATTTTCAAGATTCTGCTCAAAGACCCTGGTTATTGGCCTACGACATGGAGAAATATTTCCTTCCACGTAAGCAATTACGGATTTCTTTTTTTCTTTCCGTATCTTTTGGACACCCATTTTGCTTACTTTGAAAGCGCATCCCCACAGGACTACCTTGTCGGCATGCCCTACCACCAGGCCGTTTTGTCTTATTGAGTAACAATCTTTGTGTAAATTTTTATAAACCTGCACCTTTGAAGTTAAATCTATTTTTCGTTTTTTGTAGCTTTTAATCATTATTAAGACCAAGTCTGTCTAACAGTTCGCGTTCGTCTTCCTCCCACTTCTTCAAAGGATGCAAATATAGCATCAACAGACGCGGGTGCTGGAGCCTCCCAATCAGCAGGAACTCCCCATTCAACAGTTTGTAGGGAATATGTAGAACCCAAAGTAGCCATAGCAGATTGCAGATTTGCTTGAACCACAGGGTCCCCAAGGTCTGGACCCGCTGGAGACGGTCCCTTGTGCATAACTGATGCCAGAACCAGTTCGCCGTTTCCATTGAGGATAAAGGTTGGATGGCTAGAGTCTCCTCCTACTGCACCTTCCCATTCGTCTACATAAGGGACGGTATCTTTAATTAATCTCTGGTACTGATCATTAACGTCTGATACGTCTGCTGGAGTATAATTGGCCAACTTGCCAATATATACATTGTCGTCTTGATCCATGTAAACTGCATTAGCTAATCTATAATCATCAGCATGAAAATCTGGGTCAGGCAAGCTGTAAACCTTGATTTCAGCGGGCAGCGGTGAGTCAAGCTTATTAACTCTCAAGTCACCAGAGCCCGGAACATACATATGACCTACGATAGATCTTTGATATTCCACTCCATCTTGGTCATAAAAATACAAATAATCAGGCAATGGAGAACTGGTGCTGGTTAGATTACCGTGGTGCTCGGCGGACAGTACAATATCCGGTGCTACTACTGTGCCGCTTTTGGGGCCGTAGTTAACTCCCGTAAAGTCATACTCAGCCAAGAAGAAGTTTTCATCCCACCAGTCATCGCCAAAGCAAAACTGAGGAAATCCAGCCGTACACATTTTTCCATAGCCAGCTCCGGGAAAATGAATAGCGTCTTCTGAATACATGTGCTGTTCGTACGGAGCGACATTGTCGGCTACCGCATCATGCACATTTTGAGACAAGTGATCTACAAGAGCGTCAATTGCGAACAACTCTTTTTTCTCTAGAGTTTCGAATTTAATTTTCATTTAACAGGGTTCTTTCGCCGTAATAAAGGGAGTTAGTTAGATTGTAACGTTCGCTGAGGTAATTTCGGAGAACAGACTCTTCCATATACCCAGTATTGTTTTTCCATTCTCGGTCGGGATACTTAATAAAGGTCTTAGGGTAGCCCTTGATCTTTGCCAAGATAGTCAGTCGGACTCTATCATCTTCGGACCACTTGTCCACTGTAGCCTTAATAAAGACAACTTTGGTCATTTCTTTAGATAGCTTCTTGAAGTGAGGAGTCATCTTCACGCAGTAGCCACACCAAGTAGTCCCAATATTAATCGCGACAGGCTGCTTAGCTTTGACTGCCTTCTGGACTAAATCGTTGTATTCTTTGTAGGTTCTTGGCTCGTAAACCCTGCCCGTCTGAACCTTATTGGAATTTGGTCGGGGGGTCGGATTAGGTCCCGGAGCATCTGGGACAACATCTACTAGTTCGACAGTATACTGCGGAACTCTCTGACAGCCAATCGACATGGCAAAAAGCGCCATTAAAATAATGAACTTTTTCATATTTAAAACCTTCTCATGGTTATGGTTTTGCCCTGGACAGTTAGGAAAGTTTCCTCCTCAACAAAGCATCCAGAGCACACTAGTGTCTTACCGGGAAGTAGCTCCCACGACTGTTGCTGATGAAGATGGCCTACTAATATATAGTCTACTTCAGGCTTTTCCTCAAACAAAATTTTTGCATTTTTTAGAAAAGAATTTATGCAGCGTCTTTTAGCTAGCTGTTTGATCCAGCCGTAACCGGTTCTGTTATTAGCCAGCATTAAGTCGTACACTACATCTGCGCATCTCATAAGGATTGGGTTTGTTCTGTCCCAATGGTCGCCATGCAAGGCCAAGATGTTGGGGGTTAGATGAACTGGAAGGTTATCTAGATTGCAGTGCATTTTCCCACAATAAGACGCAAAGTGGTGAGAATGATTCCGAAAGACTTGAGCGTCGTGATTTCCAGGAAATATGTGAACTGAATTGAATTCTCTAACTCTCTCCAGAAACACCAAGTCGTCATAGGTTAGAAACCTTTTCTTATAATCGTCGAACGTGTCCCCAAGCAGAACTACTTCTTGGTCTTTATTCTCCTTTTTTAGCCACCTGTTTAAGTTATATAGATAGTTACGATTAGAGCCTAAATGTAGGTCACTTAGAATGATCATTTTTCCATTGTTTCGGGTGGGTCGGGTGTATACCTTACATACACCAAAATCCATTATTCGTAGTCTATTCTAATGGTTTCGCTGTTATAGTTAGTATGAATTTCCCTATAATCTAACCACTTTACTTTTCTTTCCCCGCCATTCCACCAAACGACCTGATATTTAACGTAATTTTCATTGCATATACACACCTTCAAAAGCTCTCCTTGAATGGTACCATCTCCAATAAATACGGTTGTTCCGGGTTCATATACTCTCATGGTAATTTAATGTATTTAGGAATGTAATAAAATTGATAATTTTCTGAACCGTACGTCCAAAACCACTGAAAACGATAGCATTTTGACTTTTCTTAACCAGTAAAATTTACCATCTATTTTTTTAGGCAGAAATAAAAATTTCTCTTCTACAGAAAGTAGACCATCTTTTGCTGTGTGTGCTAAAATTTCTTCACTGAAACTCATGGCATTTTGACCAGCATATCGTTATTTTTCATGGTTCTTCCCATAAAGAATTGTTTGATTATCAGCATTCTCTAAAGTTGTAATCATTTCAGTTCGAATTTTTTGGGCAACTATAGCTTCGAAAAGTTCCATAGGAAGCTTTACAAAAAAATCATCTTTTCTAATGTGGAGGTCACCACTAAAATCTGAATTGTAATTAATCCAATATTCGCCGCATGTTATGTGATGCATTACTGTTCCTTGTTTTCAAGTTCTTGTACCCTTGACTGAAGATCCGAAATTTGGTTCTTTGTCTTGTTTCTCCAATCGTAAGTCTCACAGATGAAATGTATTGTAAAAAACACACCCACGATACCGAGCATCACCAGTGACATTCCACCAAAAAAAGTTAGAAACTCAATCATTATTTATCCTTAGATACTTCGGTACGTAGAAACAAACATGAGCCCACCTAGGGATGCAGCAATTGTGAGGATCAAACCAAAAATTTACTTCTTTAACCCAGCGAAGCCACATAAGCCTTTTTCCTACTTTCCTGGGGATAAAAAGAAATTTTCTAGAAACTCTAAGTTGAAGTCCAATATAGTTACTCATTTTTGCATCTCAATTAATTCATAATTAACTACGGAAGCCATTCCTTGAAAATCTTCTGTTCATGTCATACATTATGAAGTACATGATAAACACTATCGCGACAGCCGCTAGCCATAATATCAGAAATATAAAAAATTCCATTAGATTCTCTCCAAAGCTTCCATTAGTTCTTTCCACCTTTCAGGACTAAATGCGGCACACCTACAGCCCTTACACCTCATACAATGATTGATCCATTGAACATTTTGTTCAGGAGTTTCTCCGTGTTCCATTGATTCGATAATCATCTTGAAACCTTCTTCACAGTATGACCCATCATTAAAGCACCATTCCACAGTGGATGGGACTGGCCTGTTTGGGTCTCTAGGATATACTTCCCATTCAGACCCACACATCTCACAAGTTTGAATGATTGGACCTTTTGGTTTCTCTTGAGAATATATTAGCCACCCACATAAAAGCGCAACTAAAGCGAGGGCTATGATTATTGAAGGCCAGCTGTTATCAGAATATGGATTAAAAATTTTGCCATGCCTCTTGATTTGTTGTGTAAATCTCATCATCTAGTTTTTTTAAAGCATCTACAAGATAGCATCTGCGTGATTCATGTATTTCATCTACCAGCTCCCTCAAAATATAGGTTAATTCGCTGTACGCTTTTGTAGTGATGACTAGTTTATTGTCCATTCTCTTTTTCCTTAGAGTCAATGTATTTTTCAACCTTACTAATCCAAAGTAGCCAATAAAAGCAATAGAATACCAATACAACAATAGCTATTGCGTTTATTAAGTCTATCATTTCACCTCAACTTAATAGAAGATTGAATCCCAGTCCTCTGTGTGCTCATTAAATACGCCTTCTAGGTGGGATCTACAAGTAACACAAAGGGTCCAGGAAATGTTCTTTTCTTCTCCAGGCGATTTCGCTAGTCCAACAGAATACATTGTTGCATGAGTGGTACCGCAATTATCGCATGGATCAGAATTTTTACCAGAAATATAATCAATGGTGGCTCTACCAAGTTCATAGCTGGGCATCAGAATAAAATCTCCAAAAGTTTCCAAATGCCGAGCGGCACAAACACCGCAAAGAGAAACAGAAATAAATAGACCAATAGCAGGAAATTATGAATTCCCATCTTCTTCATGGTAGGTTCCTTGGACAAAGCCCATTTGAGTTTCAGACGTTTCAGATGAAATAGCCAGCGCAGGGCTTGAGGCCATCTGCGTGCGAGCCACTTCGTTAATAGCGTTAGCCACTACATCAATTCTTCTTTCAATTGTGAGAACCCATCGAATGATCTTGTATCCAACAATCAATGGAAAACTCGCTAGAAGCAGCACACCGAAAGCAGCAAGAATATTTAACATATTTATGGTCCTTAGAGTTTAACTTCAGTCAACAACAAAAGAATGAGCGCAGAAAAAATTCCTATAAAATTATCTCCTGGTCGCACAACAATAAAAAAACTACAAGCGGCGGGCGACTTCGGCGCTTGCATTTTAATGCTTATTATCTCATTTGGCTAGAACGTTAGTCTTTCCTTAAGTCCTCAAGGTATTCCTCCGTGGACAGCACCCTGCCTGCTTGGATGTCGGACTGCGACCGGATTAACGTCTCGTCGTCAAAGCCCTTATGTCCTCGCGGGTCGCACCGAAAAAAGAAGTCCTGCAACGCTTGATACACCTGCCGCCCGTACCCCTCGTAATTACACCGGAGCAGTCCAGCGTATTCAAAAAACGTCAACTCCCGCCGAACAGCATCGACTGCGGTTTCTCCATATTCGTCGTGCAAGAGACGCATCGCGGCTTCTTTTTCACTAGTTCTGTATTCAGTGCATTGGTTTCCTCCACCTGCAAGGCGGAAGAACCAGACGTGTCTATTTGGCTGTTTGTTATTGGACATAAGTTTGGTTTCCTTTATTAGTTGTCTAGAGCTTTTTCTAGCTCAGTTGGCTACCCGCCCAGCGGCAGTGACAACGTCAGCTTTACCGTCGTCATCATTGGCTCAAACTCTCTATCGTCTTGCCAGCTAATCACGTCTGGCCACTCGTCTGATTCGACAATATCCGCCAGTTCACGTAACCGCGAAGCTATATGCCTATCCGCTGCCTTGCGCCCGCCCAGTGCGTATTCCAAGTTTCTATATTCTTCTCGACTCATAGTTATCAGCTCAGTTGGCTATAGCGTATTGTTGTATTGTGATTCGGCATGCCGTTCCTTGGCTGTCCGAAACTCAATGGCATCGTTATATGCGTCGACCATGTCTCGCAGTACGAGACGATGCCTCTCGTCATCGCTGTCTAGCTCTACCGCCATAGACACGCAGCCAACGCTGACCGTGAACACGTCGCTCGAAATCTTTTGCAATTGCATTTTGTTCATTTTTTATTACCTCTTGGTTGTGTAGCTCAGTTGGCTAGAGCGTCGTGTATGATTTCGATTAACTTGACTACCCCAAGAGCCATCAGCAATCCGGCACAAATAAGTTCAATTGCAATCATTCTCATGTTAATTAGCTCCGTTGGCTAGAGTGTCTTTTTTTTCCCGCTCTACTTCCGACATCGCATTATCAATCGCCGCCTCGATGGTCGGGCCGCAAAAATGTGTCATAGGCCAGCCACCATTGCGGAACCGGTAGCGAGTCGCTCCAGCCATGTCGGGCGAGTGCATTTGGAATTGCGAAAGCAAGAATTGGTATCGCCTCGCAATCTGTTCGAGTGCTTTGATACGTTCTTCCTGCTCGTTTGCTTTTTCGTGATGTTCCATTTCAATTTCCCTTCTGGTTAGTTAACTAGCTCAGTCGGCTAGAGCGGCTGCTAAATCGCAGTGGTCAATTACAGTCTCAACAGGTCGCCTGTCCCCAATCGCAGCTACCTCGCGGATAATGTCAGGGCACTTTCGCCAGATCAATTCGGCATCGGCGGCACGGGCGGCACGGGCGGCACTGGCGGCGGCACGGGCGGCGGCACGGGCGGCGGCATAAGCGGAGGCATCGACGGCGGCATCGACGGCGGCATCGACGGCGGCGGCGGCATAGGCGGCATCGGCGGCACGGGCGGCGGCACGGGCGACACGGGCGGCACTGGCGGCACGGGCGACGGCACGGGCGGTCTGCTGGTCTACCACTGGCGACAGCGCCTTCAGCTTTGATGCGTGGTCACCCATCCCTGATGCCCTTAATGCTATTGGTGTAATCTCCCGCACCGCCCAGTCCACAAAGCGATACGCACGCTGCTGTTCGGTTGCAGGGTCACCGGTTGCGGTGCCAAGGATTTCCCATGCGAGTGGACCGTAGAGTTCGCTGAGCAAATCTTCGGGCATCGAGTCGTTGGTAGTGATAATGAATTTCCGCAGGACAGGGCAGACGCAACTATTGTTGTCGCCGTCTTGTCCGCGACCAATCAGCATGTTGGAAGCGGTAATTAAGCAGGCTTTATCCACGCCGTTGCCTGCTCCGTGAGTGAGGTGGATTCGTTTTCCGGTTTCTGGGTTAAACATTTGGTTTCGTTTCCTTCCGTTTGGTTTCCTATCTCAGTTGGCTAGAGCGTCTTCTGCATGCGTAAGCAACATCGCCTACACGACGCAGGCGACCTGTGACGGTGTCTGCAGGTTGTCATGATTTCGCTTTCTGGCACAGGGAATGACTCACCACCGCTGCAACACTCGTAATACAGTTCCTCTGACTCATATTCCGCGACCGCTGCACACCAGCCGTCGTCAGTCTCAAGGACAATCACCGCCCGATATGGTCTGGTCATGGTATTTAGCTCAGTTGGCTAGATTGTAAAATGAGTTCACTTTTTATTTAGTAGAAGCTTTTTTATCATGAGGATGTTTTTAGTTCCAAATCCAATACTTTTAAAAAAAGTAGGCTCATGTCCACCCACAGCTTCCCCGTATGACTTATCATAAATCTTAACAAACGCATGGCCAGATCTAAAACATGTTCCTGCTCCATATCCTTGACTATCGTTAGTCATAGTCGGCTTCCACCATTTCAGAGACGAGGGATTTAAATGAAACCTGAGGATACCAAGAGAGTTCCTTCTTGGCTTTGCTGGGGTCGCCCAACAAGGTATCGACTTCGGTCGGTCGATAGAACTCTTCATTAACAACCACAATGACTTCGTCTTCTACAAGTGGTGGATCTCCATATTTTGTGTCGAACAGTCTTTTAACATACCCCTCTTCACTAAGTCCTTTGCCTGTCCAGCCAATCTCAATTCCTAACTCTAAAGCGGCTAGTTCGATGAATTCTCTGACGCTGTGCTGTTCTCCTGTGGCTAGAACGTAGTCTTCTGGGGAATCCTGCTGGAGCATCAGATACATTCCTCTTACATAGTCACGAGCATGTCCCCAGTCTCTTTTGGCGTCCATGTTGCCAATGTGGAGATAAGCTAGATCACCTTTGGCTACATTACATAGGGCTTTTGTAATTTTCCTAGTCACAAAGTTCTCACCGCGACGAGGGGAATTATGGACTACTCCCTGCCCAATTCCAGCATGAAATGTGCCACTGGATGTTTCTAAATCAAAAAACCATCCAGAGTAATCTGGTATGTCTATTATTTTTTTAATTTCATTTGAACATTTTTTGAGTACGTGTTCATTAGTTGGAATATAGCCGGATTTAACTTTTTGTATAAATTTTCTGCTTATCCCAGTATCTCTGTGAATTTTTCTTATGAAAATATTTTTATCTAACAGACCCTTAACTTCATTATACTTCTCTAAAGAGGTTTCTTGATCCGAGAGAAGATTAATAGAATAATATTGCTGACGCTTTCCCCACTTAAGCGAATCTTCTACTGTGATATTGTATTTTTGCCCAGTTACTTTGGATACTAAAAACAAAAGACCCGAGGCTAGAGTTGGTGAATTTGTTTTAAAATTCTTAAATCGATAAGTGCATTTATTAGATTTTAGTCCATCGCAAGAATTGTATCCAACTAAAAAAGCTTCCATTACATCTAATGATCCATTCAATATTTTCATTGGAACTTTTTTATTTTTATGTCCAAATGGACTTATATCACTCGTATAGATGTCATACTCTAAATCTGATTTACCATAACATGAAACTTGTCCTACAGGCTCATTGTTAAATGCAGAAAAACTATCTCGATATTTGTATTCGCCGCCAGTAAATGCAACCCATAAATCGGCAAACTTTTTTTTAATTTTTGGGTCTTTATTTGTAAATATTGGAGCATTGCCTTTAAGGTTTCCGTCTCCCACCAGCATTCCAAGCCACTCGGCTTCTTCTAAAGAAACATCTTTAGCTTTCGTAACAGGCGGGTAAGATATATTTTTTACCTTATCCCCCACTTTTAAATTCTCTGTATTTTTTTCGGAGTTATCTTCCATGATACATGGATGACTTCCTGTGGCCATGTAAACAGAGTTTCTGGCATTCACTATTCTGGGTTTTTTATCACCTTTATGCGGATATCCTGACACCCAAGAAATGTCGACCCATCCAGACTGGTCCCATATTTTTATATCTGAAATAGGCTTTCCCTCCTGGTAGTCTTTTTCCATATTGAATAACACCCCAGTATGAAATCTGGCAACATCCCCTATGGGTAGAATATCTAATTCTTCATCTTTTTTGATAATAATTGGAGTTCCATAAGATAAAGTCTCATGATTAAATAAAATTCCACTACACGCATACATATTGTGTGCTTCTCTGTAGTTGATTACGCTCCAGTGGGCGTGCAACTTAGCTACCCCATACGGGCTCCTCGGGTAGAACGGAGTAGTTTCACTTTGCGGAACTTCTTGAACCTTTCCGAAAAGTTCGGAAGTAGAAGCCTGATAAAAGCGAGTGTGCCCACACAAGCCGTTCAATCGAACTGCTTCAAGCAACCGCAAAGGCCCCACGCCAGTCACATCTGCTGTGTATTCTGGAACCTTAAAGGAAACTCCCACATGCGACTGAGCCGCCAAGTTATAGATTTCATCAGGTTTGACAGCACCAACCAAACCCGTCAAGCTGGCCTGATCCGCCAAGTCGCCATATAAAATAGAAAAATTTTTATCATTAATATGGTCAATGCGGGACGTATTGCTCGTGCTAGCTCGACGAATCATTCCGTAAACTTCGTATCCCTTCTCAAGGAGAAGCTCTGCCAAGTAGGAACCGTCTTGTCCTGTTACGCCTGTGATTAGGGCTTTTTTCATTTTGGTCCTCTTTTAATCCAAGTCCTGCCACACTCTAAACAAGTCCACTTTTTCACCCTGCCATCTCCATAGCGAGTTACGATGCGCCAATTATGCCTGTGGCTTCTCCAGCAATTTCCTCGTGCTAAGAATTTTTTAAGCCACTCTAGCATGATTTGCTAATCCTAATTAAAGTATTGACCACCCAACATGGCCTATTCCTTGGCCTCCGCCGTTGCTATAACCTACCCCGGAACCTTCTCCAGCGCCCATGCTCGAATCGTACATGTCATACTGTTCACCCGCCCCATAAGCGTTGGTGGCGGTTTGACATCCGATTCCGTAAAAAATCATTAAGAAATTCTCTTTTGTGGGGGGCAATTATTAAGAAGCCGGGGGAATTACCCCCCGGCTCGCTTAAGTCAATCTAGTTTTCAACGCCCGTAATGCTGACTTCCAAAATATGGTCGCCAACATCTTGGATGTTTGCAGTTCCAAGAACAAACCAACCTGGATGATCCCCTACTGATTTATTGTAGGTGCGGACTTTGGTCCAAGTTGCTTGCTCCCAATTCCCGTCTCCAGAGGTTGCTGTGTAGGCATACTCTGTGTTGACGAGTGTAGCTCCATCCCACTCTTTTACTTCAACTCTGTCATAAAGAGCGTCGTAGGAAAATGTAAAGCTAGTTCCCTCGTCTCCCGTTAGAGTGCCTGTAAAGGTATCATCTTCAAAATGCATACCGTTCCATTCGGCTTTATCCATCTTGAGAACAATCTTATAGGTAATCTTTACAGTTCCGCTTGATGTACAATCTGTCACCAAGTGAACTTGATTACTGCTATAATGACTGTCTGGATTAGGAAACAAACCTACATCCATCGTGCTTTTGGTGTAGAGGCTAAATACTCCGCTACCGGTCATATTCCAGATAGCTTTTGCATATCCAGTAATATCTCCCCAGTCAAGAGGATCAGCTTCGGCTAGCTCTTGCGAGGCAGCTTGAGGGGTTAGATTCTGAGAATCATCGAAATCACTTTCGTTCAAGCCAGGAGAGTTGTTGAAGATCCACCTAGCGTAGGCCGAGACTACAGCTTCACTGGTGTCAACGCTTCCCCATTCAAGTCCTGCCTGAGCAAAGTTAGCAGTAAATGCACACAGTACCAAAGAAAAAACAAACTTTTTCATCAAAAAAACCCTAAACAAATTAACAACGTGTTAGAAACAAACAACTAAATTACTAAAAAAAGCTACACTTTACTCCTTTCTAAAATAAATCCTTTTTTTACATAGTGCGGAATTTTTGTTTTGGCTAGTTTAGCTCTAACCATTACAACCTTTCCTTCCTCCAGCCTTGCATCATCCAAATCCCCATCAACAACCTCGTGAGTTTTTGTTGCGATTGTAAAATTCTCAGGCAATTGATTTCGTTGGAGATCATTATACTTATACCGATGATGCCAAACAACATTAATCCTGCCGCCAGACATTAACAGTTTATTAATCTTTCTCTTGTGAGAATGAGATTTTTCATTCCATGAATAAGTTAACTCGTAATTAACAGGCCACTTTTTGTCAAACTTAGAATCGCAAGCCCTGTCAATGTACTTCGTATAATCAATGAATTGAGCATTTGGATATTTTGAAAACAAAGTTGGGTCGATGCGTTCCCATGGAATGTCAGATAAAATATTTAAGCGGATGAGCAAGTTGTTTTCGTGTTTATCGTATAGATTCCCGATTTCTTTATGAAGATGAGTTAAGAACCCTTTCTGATCATAGAATAGCCACCTTGTTTTATCAATCCTAGATTTTTGAGCCGCTGTCATTACATTCAGTCCGGTTTTGACAATGCACACTTCTTTGCAAAAACCAGCATGTTTACATGTATTGAACCCGGAACCCTCTATATTAGAAGGACTTAAGTTTAAGCCATACATTTTCCACTTGGTGTTCTTTGAGGTTTTTTCTAATTTTTTATTCTGTGTAAGAAGTTTTTTAGTTTTTGGTGTATACATAGTTAAAGTGTCTTTTTTATCTCGGATAGGACATTGGAATGAAATACAAAAACAAATATATACAAAGATGTTTTAAGGAAACTGGCGGAAAATTTGAGTATGACGAATCTAATTACAAAAGTTGTAGAGATAAAATCTCAATAAAGTGCATCAAACATGACGTATGGTTCGAGCAAATCCCATACAGCAATAGAATTGGTATCACAGGGTGTCCTTGCTGCATTAAGGAAAATGCCCACTATTCAAAAGAAGAGTTCATAGCAAAAGCAATAGAAAAACATGGCAATAAATACTCCTATGAAAACGTTGATTATAAAAACTCAGTGACAGAAGTTGCAGTCACATGCCCAATTCATGGTGACTTTATGGTGAAACCAAAAAATCATTTATATAAAGATGGTTGTAGGTGGTGTTTTTACGACACGAGAAGAGTTGACAAAGATCATTTTGTTAAAAAGGCTAAAGAAATTCATGGAGAAAAATACGATTACTCAGAATCTATTTTTTGTGGAGTGAACAACAAAATAGAAATCGTTTGTCCCGAACACGGGCCTTTTAGTCAAAATGCCAATAACCATCTTCATGGAAGAGGATGCCCTCAATGCAATTTTTCTAGAGGAGAACTTAAGATCTCAGAAATTTTAACTAAAAAAGGAATAAGGTTTGAAACTCAAAAAAAATTCAAAGGGTGTATTGATAAAATCTCCTTAAGGTTTGATTTTTATTTACCTGACTTCAATACAGTAATCGAGTACCACGGACGACAACACTATATGCCAGTGGCATACTTTGGCGGACAAGCCGAATTTAAGGCAAGAAAAAGAAGAGATAAGATAAAAAAAGACTGGTGCTTAGATAATAACATTGGTTATATCGAGATTCCATATAACTCAAAAATTGAGAACAAATTATCTAGATCTCTAGATCTAGCTTAGAAGTTTTTTCACGCCAAGTAATCCTCCGAAATTAAAGCTAACAAACCGCCAATCGACAGACCAACTCCTAACATTAGAAATCCTGTGGCGAAATTAACACTATAGTCTGGATCATATAAACATAACGTATTGACTGTTACTATAAAGTTACCGAGAAAAATCGACAATCTGCTCATTTAAGTCCTTTCATATTCACTTGTTTTTTTGTGGTTCTATTTGATTTTACCCTGCTGGCGCAAGTTCATAAGTAGATCTTTATTTATTTCATGAATAGTTTCAGTAATTTTCTTCCAACGTACTGCGGAATGAAACCTGTGGGTGCTACCAAAGCCTTCTTGTCTAATTAAACCAAGTCCTTCAAGATAACGTATTTCTAGTCGAATATCTTTCGGGTGCATGATTTCAGGATGTTCCTTAAGAACAAGCTCTACAATGTGTCTCTGATGAGTTCCTCCTGCTTTAATTACATTTAAAATGGCTATTTGAATTTTTTCATCAGGTAGTTTCATTTTAGATTGCATAGAAAAATTTGTTAATCTTCATTTTCTAGTTCCTTGAGTTGTTGTTTGAGTTGTTCAATATGTTTTAACTTTTTAAACTTTTCGTATTCAGCCATGTCTTTTTCGTATTGATCCAATTCCTCCCGCATGGATTCCATTTTTTCTTCGTAGACTTTCAGTTTTTCTACATACTTAGCGTACCTCTCCTGAAAAGCCTTCATTTCTTGTTTGTAATGGTGATTTGGTCTGACTCCCCTTGCCTCATAGTAGATTTCATAACCTCCATCATACCCTGTGTGTTCCATCACTAAATCTTCTGGACGAACCCCTTCTGGCAAAAGATTAACTAAGCGACCTTCGCCTTGTATACTATGATTGATTGTATACGGGTACTCCTTCAGGGGAAGCTTTGGCTCAGATGGTTTTCTAGGTGTTTTTGGTTTAGCTGGTTTTTTCATTTGTTTTAAACGTCCTTCTGTTTAGAGATCCGTTGTAAACCATAGCAATAACTGCTCCAGAGGCAAGCTTTCTCATCCAATGAAGACACTCGGTCACTTGCATCTGACCGTCTGGTTGCTCTGAGGCTTTCCAACTGTACCAATCTTGCTCGCATTTGTGCAACATGTGCCTAAGAAGCGTGCAAAAACCCGCAATATCCTTGCATTCGTCTTCTTCGGTGCGTCTTTCGAGATTATTTCGATACTCGATTTCAGTCCAGACGGCTTCCATTGCTTTGTCGAATTGTTCTCTAGTTACTTTGGGGATGGCCACGTAAGAATTCCTCTTTTAAGATTTGATTTAAGCAATTGAGACAAAAGTATTTTGGATACCCTGTAAATTCAGTGGATAGTTTTAAGAAACTAAAACTTCTCTTTTTTGAAAAAGGGTCCACTTGTTCGCATGCATAACAACGAAGCCTTATCATATCAAATGGACCGACTAGTTTATATCCATGTTGAATGTATGTATTTAAGACGCGTTTATTAAAATGCATTGTTCACCTAAAAATATGGCGGATTTTTCTATTGGAGCCTCGAATGATCCAGTCGGTTTTCTTCGAGCAGCGTTTTTTGTCGAGCCACTTATTGATTCCCGGATAAACCTTATCAAGACAGCGTCCGGTATTATGAGCAGCATCAACCAATCTGTCAATAAGAACAATTGAATTTCCAACATCTTGAAAGTTATCTTCTTCCAAGAGAGCTGCGAGTTTAGCAATTCTGGCCCACCTTGAACCGCCGTACGATGGATACCAGTTTGCACGGTTAGAAAATGCTTTGTTGGCTTTCTTAAAAAAATTTGCTCTGCTGCCAACATTATTTAACGTCATCCTTAATCCATGCTTTGTTGGGCTTTCATAATCTACTCGCGAGTATGTTACTGTATAACCAGCGAATGGAGTCCAGTGTTGGGCGTGCCTCAACTCTCTGTAGACGCAATAGCTCACATCTTTAAGCAAGCTCTGTTTGACCTCCTCAAGAAAAATCTTAATGGCGGTTTCTTGTTGTTTGGTGGTAACTCCTCTGTGATACCTAAGAGAAATGGAGTAAAAATCAAACAAATAGTTAGGAACTTTCATTAGTTATTCTCCTTTGCTAAATCTCTTTCAAGTCTTTTTACATATTCCTGCTGTCTTTTTAATGCGGCTTTCGCATAACCAACCTGGGCCTCGATGGCATCTTTTTTTGTGGCGAGTCGAACATAACGCAGTTTAACTCCACCAGCACGGCCTTCCATGTGTATGTCGTTTGCTCCTAACTTTCTCGCCTCGGCAATATGTCTTTCAAGACAGTCTAAATTAATAAAAAATCCGTCCACGAAAGTGTGACCAAGAACTGCATAAGTTTTGCCATCAAAAGATTCAATCTTCATAAGGGTCCTCTATAGGAGTTAACGGTAAGTTACCGCTATACGGCTAATACGGTATCTGTACAGATTAAACGTTAGATTAACTAACGACGCTAGCTTCGCCGTGCTCTTGGGTTTCCGAATAACCCAGCCAAGTCGCGCAAATGCACTCTATTTTCTAATAAACTTTTCTTATATTTAAAAACTCGGTGGGCTTGGAAGAACCAACTTAGCTTTGCTTTCAGAGTGCATACGAAAAGCCCCTTACCCCACTACTACAAGAAGAAAAAACACAAAACACATGCTGAATGTGTAAAGAGTGGAGCAAGGGGGCTTATTAGAAGTGCATAACCTCTGGATTCAGGTTCATTTAAGAAACGTAGACTCATTGAGGATTTGTGAGTCTGATTTAGTTTGGCATCTGTTTGCCGTCCTGCTCTACCCCTACGCGAATCTCCGCAGACGCGCCCTGAATTTGAGCAAGTAATCTCCTGTGGGCTCGTCACCCTTGGTCGCTTTGAAATCGCGCCCACGTCGCCGCCAGAGTCTCACGGCCAGCCTGAAGTATTAACCTCGTACCTGTATTGTACCCCATTTTGGGAATTCGACAAAAAAAATTTCCGATAAAACCCTGTTTGGTGTCTATAATGTATGGAGACTTCAATTAAAATTGGACAGAAAAATGGACAAAATTTACATCGGGTTAATCATTTTGGGAATTGGCGTCGTTCTTTTTGACAAAATTCCTGCTCTTAAAGAGCTTTTCAAAAGTAAGTCTAAGTCACCAAGCCTGAAAAAGGTTAAAGAACTTGGGCCTATCTTGGCAAAAGAAGTCGAAAAAAATAGCATGTTCATGAAAAATGCTGCGATTGTTAAAGATTTGCATGATACTGTAGCAAATCCGCAGATTAAGAACTACCTGCGAACGACTGTTTTACCGGAATTACTTAAAGACAACGAGAATTCAAATGAAAGCTAATGACTTAATCGGCCTGCTTATGGTCGGCATTGGTGCCTTCGGATACTTCAACTCGATGCCTGGCTCGCAATCTGTGGCCCCCAAGACAGAAATCGACACGATAGTCATCCAGAACGCTCCAAAGGAGTCAGCGAGCGATTTGGCGCTTTTGGCGGCATGTCTCAGGTCTGCCTCTAACAGTATCGCCGTAGACGCCAAAGGTCGTAACATTTACAAGACTCCTTCAGATATGCAGAGTGTATTACTCAGAGCTTTAGAGATTTCGTATCCCGCTGGCTTTGATTTTAAGTTAAAGTATCCAAATCTAGCAGAAAAAATTGAAGTTTGGGTCGAAAAAAATCTCGAAGAGGTAACAGATAGAGCTACCCTTGTGGCAAAACTCAGAGAATTGGCTGATGCCTACGAAGCTTCTTCTGTCTATAACTCAAAACCTTGGTAAAAAATGAACTTGTCTAAAGAATTAGAATACGCCTTAAGCGTTGACGATGGATTGATTGATGCCTATCGCTATGGAAGCGATACCTTTTTTAGGGTTATTAATGAGGCCAAGGCCAATATTGATTCACTAGAAATCTCTGAATCAGAACGGGATTTTATTTCGACTGAAATTGGAGAATTCGGTTTGTTCAATGGAGAGGAAGTTCCTCTTGATTTTCCTATCTCTTCGGAAGATTTCACCTCAGCCGACCATATTTACATAGTTGACGAATATTTTGGTTTTGTTAGTGCGGCTGAGTATCAAGGAAAAGATGTCGAACTAAACAAACCAATGAAGGGTGATGTAAAAAAGTTTAAAGTTTTCGTTAAGGACCCTAAAACTGGAAATGTTCGTAAGATTAATTTTGGGTTAAATGTTACACGTAAACTTTTGGAAGACCCGGAACGCAGAGCTGCTTTCACAGCTAGGCATAATTGTGAGCAGGCTAATGATAAGTTGACTCCTAGTTATTGGAGTTGCCGAGTTAACCGGTATTTTCATAAGATTTATGGAGGCGAGCCAATCGGTGGCAAGTATTGGTAATGTCTGACTTTCCATTTTTCCAAGCGGACTCTGGCATTAATGAGAATGTTTTTTACAGAGTCTTCGATAAAAATACAAACGCCAAAGACTTAGTTTGGCATAGAGATAAAAACAACAGACGAGTTACAATATTGACAAATGAAGGCGGCTGGAAAATCCAAATGGATGATTGTGTTCCAGTCGAGCTATGCGTTGGTCAGGATTACTTAATTGAGAAGGAATTCTATCACAGGCTCATTAAGGGTCAAGGCGTTTTGATAGCGAGAATCGAAGAATGAAAGAACTATTGAGCAGCATCGTTGGAATCTTCAACCCTATTGATGATATGTACGGCTTCGTAAAAACCGTTGTCTTGCTGGTTGTTGGTGGTCTTCTCGCAATCGTGCCTAGCTGCGCCTCTTATAATGCCGGTTATCAGTTGGGCTACACCAAGGCAAAACTCTTTGGGAAAGATGTAGTAGAGCCTGTGGAGCCCGATTCAGTAGTTCCAAGCCCGCTAGGTGTCATGGATGAATAAATTAACATTATTTATCTTTTTAATATGCTGCGCTCCGTGCTTTGCAGGAATTGTGCCATTTGAGCCAACTCCGAGTAAGTCAGTTACTCTTAATGAGTCTACCGTGGAGCCCTTAATTAAGCAAGAACCATTCAGAACAAAATCAAAATACAAAACAAAAGCTCGATATTTTCGGCGGGTTGAGCAACGGATGCTTGAGCAAATACGAGAATATTTTATTAGGCAGTCTTGGAAAGAGCTTCAGGACCCAGAATTTAGAAGAAGAACTTATCCTGATATCCCAGAGTTGAATAATTGATATGCGAAATTTCATAATCTTCTTGTGCCTGGTTTTTTCTCAGGTTTCGTTGGCCCAATTACCCTATAATACTAACGGATGGGTAGATGACCCACAGGCCAGACGTGAATACCAACGGAGTCCTGAACATCAACTCCTTAGAACTAAGTTCATCAAGGTAGCTTCGCTATACAAAGACGAGGAAGGTTCTGCCCTGCTCTATAGGGCACTCTATCAACTTAAGAAGGAATTGGGAGAGTTATCCGACCTAGAAAAGCAAACAGGTAGATTAGACGCAGAAAATCAGGGTCAACTTGGGAGTTGCGTCGGATTTGGCAGTGGCTCAGCAATTGATCAAAGAGGGGCCGTAATGGCTTACTCTCGAAGCGTTTGGTCAAAAAACAATAGATGGGTTGGTCTTGTTGCAAAGGGTCATATCTATGCACTCAGTCGTATTGGTCATGGCGGATTTGGCGATGGTTCAACCGGATCTTGGATGGCTAGCAGTATTAGTAAATACGGCATTCCATTCAGATCTCAAAAGGCGGGTCAATATGATTTCAATGACTACAATATTGGATTAATTAGATCTTGGACGCGCTCTGGTTCCGTACCTCAAGAAGTTACAGAAAAGGCTTCTGAGTACAAGGGCAGAGCTGTTTTAGTCGAAGATACGGAGGAAGCCAGGGTCGCTTTACAGCGCGGTTTTCCTATATATATCTGCTCCCAGAGTTCTTTTAGAACGACACGGGATTCGCAGGGAGTTTCACCTAGAACTGGCAGAGCTTGGGCTCATTGCATGAATGTTTGCGCTTATATTGATGAGTTAGATGCATTTGTGATTTTGAACTCTTGGGGTCCTGATAAACAATACGGCGGCTGGATTGGTGGTCCCGTTGGATTCCTAGAAGACTTGCCTCAGGGTGCCTTCATTTGCTCCAGACGTGACATGGAGTACATATTAAAGCAGGGCGACTCATATTGCATAGCAGAACTTGATACGTTGGTCAATCTGATCAATTGGAAGAATGTAATAACAGAGTTTAAGGGTTTGAAAAAATGAGTACATTAGACATTTACAACGCTTTTGAAGAAAAAAATAAACAATCAGAAAGACGTAGCAGTCTTTTTAGTCTGTATACGATTGTATCGTTTGTTATTCTTGTGAGCGCAGTGGTTGTTTTGGCGGACAATTCTTCTAAGAATGCTCCGACGAAAGTTAAAAAATACAGTGGTGATATCGCTATCGACTCGCAGTTGACTGTACCCAATACGGATGGATGGCTTCCACCAGAGAAGGTTAGAGAGCTAAGTTATGAATAAATTTATTGCTGGAACACTTTTGTTTTTTAGCGCTAGCACATACACCTACACTAATCTGGACGTGGTAGCAATTGGAAACACGTTCTACGCAGAGGGTGCCGTCATAACAAAAAAAAGAACTCAGGAGACGTATAATAACGTTACTCCCGAGATCTTTTCGAACAGCGTGTTTAGAAGTAAGGATATTCAGTATTTCTCAGAATAGATGTTTTTAAATCAGATAGGTTTTGATTAACCACAACAAGATCATAGGAGTTTGCTTGGCCTTTAGACGCATCCGCTAAAACTTCGAGACATCTAAAAAGAGTTTTCAGATCATTTTCGCTTATGATGACCCCTTTCTGAGGAGGCGGATAAACCTCCCCAGGAAAGCATCTAGAGATAAATTCTTCTAAAGTTATTGGTGATAAACTCAATTAAGAAGTCCTTCTACATCTGTCATACGGTATCTAACATAAGCGCCACTCGTAACATCTCCAGGTTGGTAAGTGTTGTGGCTAAATGCGTTATCGCTGTAGACTAGATACAACTCTTTTCCGAATGGCATGAATTGAGTAGGCAGAACCATTCGGTCTTTATCTGGAGCATCCAGAGCTGACTTTGTGCCAAAAGGCAAGTCCCAAGCGATACCATCTTTTGACGTGGCCCAAACAGGGTGAATTCCACCGTATTGATGAGCACCATCGTTCTCAATTTTGAATAAGCCAAGCATAGCTACATAGCCTTTGTTGTCGGCTTTATGTACGGCCATACTGTAGACTTGTTCTTTGGAGCCCAATCCATTAAAGGTTAGTTCGTCGCTGTCGCCTTTGAACCACCGTCTGATATAATCAATAGTTTTACCGGTCGATGGGTGCTTGACAAAATTATCGATTTTCTTCCAAAGCTCGATACCTGGTCCACTGGTTGTCGCGATAACGTCCGAAGTTCTGTGAGGAGTTTCTGCGGGAGTTCCTTGAACTTCTCCTCGGTTTACCAGCCAGGAATACAAGTGAAAACCATTGCTTTCCGTAACAAAGTTCAGCCATTTTTGGCTAGAGTTTTCTTCTTGGGCAGCTTGAACGTGAACAACTTTCTGAGTTCCAACAGGCAGGTGTTTCTCAGTTGAGAAGTCAATTTTGCCATCCTTAACAATGGCGGTGTATAGTTGCTTTTTCCCACCGGTCTTACAGATATAAAAAGCGTTAAACCTGCTCATCTGATAGACAAATACCGGATAATCAACTCTTTCTCGGTGTGATCCAGCAGGTCCACTTGTTGCGAAAAGTTCACTATATCCGTACTCTTTAGGCATTCCGTCTGGGACAGGCGTTGGCTCTGGCTCAGGCTCAGGCGTAGGTTCCGGTTCCGGTGTTGGTTCTGGCTCAGGCGTGGGCTCCGGTTCCGGCTCAGGCGTAGGTGTAGGCTCTCTGCACACACACTGGCATCGTTCGCCAGCCCCGCTGACTGTAATTTTGTCCCCGTCCAAAACAATGTCCAGGTTTAGATTCATTTTAATCTTTGACATCTGATTCCTTTAAATACTCGTTAAGATTTCCGTTTTTGTTTTCCAACTCTAGCACCATTGCATAAAGTGGATTATCAGTTGAAACAGGCTTCGGGGTATCCGTATCAGGAGGAAGAATCCAAAGCGTACCGTTCATGAAAAAGTATTCAATATCTTCATTTTCCATTTTTTGTCTCCCCGTATTTTTGCTTGTAAAGAGCCTTAAGGTCCTCCTTTTCTCTTGGTCTTACTTGACTAACATTGTAGGGTAGTCTCTCAATAATTCCAAAATCAATATCGTAGTCTAGACTTTGGTTAGGTGCTCGTCGAATAGACTTGACTAGCGCGGCATTTTTGGCGCAAATCTTTTCTGATTTTTGCATTTTCTCTAAAATCGGCTTAAGCTTTTTCCATCCGCATTCTTCGTAAAGGAACTTAATTAACCTGCCCTCATGAGTTCTTAGCAAGTTTGCTCTTTTAATGTGTCGTAATACGTTTTTAGATTGCTTCTCTATTTCTTGAGTAGCTTTATCATAAAGAGACTCGCATTTGCCAGAGTCAATAAGCTTTTGGAATTGGCTCTCTCTTACAATGCTGAATGCCGGAAGAGTAGCGATATCATTGTAACTACTTAATAGTACCCGTTTATTTATCTGATACTTATCCATAGATATGATGTATTTTTCAGGCTTTGAAACCGGGGTAAGGTTGCCCTTAACATAGTGCCCCGAAAAATTCCCGTTGTAAGAAAAATACTTAGCGCTACCAAAGTTTGGACCGGTTGTAGAGCTTTTTCTAGATTTTCTTTTCTCTTTAAGGTACTCTTTAGTTTGCTCAACTAATGTTGAAGAAAGCAAAATATCTTTCTCGTCAAGACACAACTCTTTTGCGAAGTCTTCAACGCTAATATGCTTAGCAACTACAACCAGTCCTTCTAATTCAGCGGCTTTAATATAGTTCCTGGCGGAATATTTATCATCATCAATGATTATCCCATTAATGTCGGGCTCTAGACGAATGTTTCCAACTCTATTATCCCAACATGTTTCTTCAGAAAGAGAATTGACATAGCTTTGATAGTTATTTTTTGTTCTAAGGAGCAATCTCTCCCCTTGATATAATGCCGTGTTAAGTGTTCCGTTTGGCATACGCATAACTAAATCATAATATAATTTAAACGCCTCCTTCCTGGAGGAGCAGGTATTCAATTTTGCTTGAATGCTCTTTTTAATATTGTTCTTGGCTTTTTCTTGGTATTTTTTTATAATTTCGCAGTTCTCTGTGGTCCTAGAGAGAGCCTCTCTGGAGGATGAAACTTCAAGTTCTCCCAGCGGGATAGTTACATTGAGGGGCGAACCGCCTAGATAACTCGTGTAAACGGGCTCGTACGCAATTCCTCCGTAGATTACAAATCCACCACGATTAGACAGGCTGTAATCATCTCCATGCCAAGAGTAGTCTGAGTGATTTTGGATTTTAATCTTTTGACCGTCAACGGTAGCGTCTAGCGGCACATCAAGGAATAGCACATTAAAAAAGTGTTCTGGATTGATGCGACCCTTATTGGTTTGAAATTGAATTTTCAATCCGTTTTCTTCGTTAGTATCGCGGGTTCCAAGGAAGGTATTCTGAAATACTCCGCTGGAATTTTCCGACATCACATAACTGTGAGCTTTACCGTCTTGGAATGTCGTAATACTAAACGATTCCGCCAAGCAAAACGGGGTCATTCGACCAATACCAAACGCACCAACTTGGTCGTTAGACTCTGATTTGGTTGATAGGCCAATCTCGCACCATTCATTATCAAGGTACTCTTTAGATACTCCGTTGCCGTAATCACGAATCTCAAACCAGAACCCTTTGGTGATATATTTTTGGTCGCTGTTATTTTTTACTGTTAGCTTGATAGGCTTAGTTTGACCTGCTTGGATATGTGCGTCCCTAGCGTTAGCCGTAAGCTCTCTAATGATTGCTCTCTCAGGATAAGAGTAATTAGAGACAATCAGATTACGCTGGTTCGTTTTACCTTTTGAGAAGAAGCACTCTTTGGTTTGTTGTGAGTTGCTTGAGAAGGTTTTGTTGATTTGTGTGCGTGTTGGTAATTTCATATTATTCGCTTTCGCAGTAGTTAATCCAAGCCTGCATTCCTTGGGCTGCAAGCTCTTGCCCATTCTTCTTGTAGGTTCGTAAGTTACGCTTAGACTTTCTGGTGGCGTGCAGCTTAGTTTCTCCAACGCCAACTCCGCAGATTATTCTACGGCCTGCCTTTGCGTAAAGCAACTTGGTTTTTCGGGTGTTGATCTTGTGAGCCTCGCCAGAAACAATATCTGAAACTTTTTTCTTTAGCTGGTCAGCCAAAGTATAGTCGTTAAATGAAAAGCTCAGGTCGTCACAGTATCTAGTATAAATAACTTTTTTCTTTTTGCAAAATTCTGCTATCTGCTTGTCGCAAACAGCAAAAGCTAGATTGGCAACAGAAGGACTCGTCGGTAAGCCCTGTGGAACTCTACCCCGATAAAACACAAATCTATGATATTCTTTGGGGATGTATTGTCCATGTGAGTCTACAGTAATATTGTAGAAGAAGTTTTTTAAATCCATCTTAAGGGTAAAGGTAAACCCTATGTGGGGCTTGGCATTACTGATGACGGATCTTCCAATTCTGCAATGTACATACTCACAGAACGGGTTTTCTTCGAATAGGTTGCTAAGTTCTACGTGTTTTCGATAATATGACTCCTTAAAGTCTGGTGGACACAGGACAATTTTCCTGATTTTGTTGCCTATTTTTATGGATTTTTGTGTAAGATGCATTGCTCGTTTTAATGGTGACGCGAAACCAGGTGATAACCTGGTAGCGCAAGCCTCTAGTTAAATAAATTTAGCCCGTCGTATCAACGGAATTTCACGATGAAAAGCAGCAATGTTAAGACTGTTCGTCTATTATACTATTTCGAGGCGACAGCTCCTTTATCCGAAGGTCGTAAAGGAGCTGCGCCAGCCTCTAGTTTACTCTATTTAGCCCGTCGGAACAACGGAACCTTGAATTAACAAGTTTAGCAACAGTCTGGTTTTGGTGTATAAAAGAGTTGGAGGAAAAATAAAATGCGAATTTTTAAAGCACTTGCGGTTATTTCACTGCTGTTCTCCTTGATTAGTCAGGTAAACGGCCAAATTGTTCGGATAGAATCTAAGATTGGCCCAGACAAAAAGACTGGACTTTCGACTGGTTTTTTTATTGATGCCAGTACAATCATAGCGACAGATCACTCTGTGTCTATTGGTGAAGTAGTAACGCTTCACAGTGTTATTCCTGGGCCTGTAGCAGGTACGATAGTTCTTAAAGAGCTTGGCAAAGCTACAGTTGTCTATGAATGCGAAGGCGCTGAATTCGGTCAAATGGACGATGTTGCAATTCTAAAGTTTGACCCAGCTCACGGCAAGGTAAAAAATCCTCTAAATCTCAGTCCTGCAAAGAAATGCGAAGGCGTTATCTGTGTGGCTCCAGGCTTCCCCGCTGGAAAGCCTAATGTTCTAAATGTTATTGGACATGCCAACAGACAGACTAGTATTGGGGATGTTTATGATTTTAAAGTGCTTAAAGGTTCGCCTCTTTGTGAGGGCGGCTGTAGTGGCTCACCCGCACAATCTTTAGAGATGGGTGGATACGTCATGGGAATGATTTCTAGACAGACAGATGGCGGCACAACGGCTGTGTGTATTCCTGCATATATCATTAAGAAGCACTTAGACGCTTACATAAAATCTTTGGAATAACCAGATAAGCCAATCCCGCAATGATCAGTACTACCCCAAGCTTCTCCGGTGCCCCAACCTATGCCTATTTCCGAACCAGAACTGACGTTATCGTTAGCCTCTGAGTCTGCCGCTCCTGTTCCAAAGCCTAGTCCGGTTGGTGTGTTGGTGGTGTATGCATCGCCGTCTCCCCATGCTGTGCCATCTGCTGAACAATATCCGCAGCCGTAGATTTCATAGTCATCGTGGAGTTTCGGTAATTGATCCATTTGTTCTGCTCATTTTTGAGTAACCGGACGCGCTGCAAGAAGTAACACCAACTCCACTGCCGGATGCCCCATACCCAAAGCAAAAATCCAAATGTAGTCCGTTGCCCCAACCTTCTCCGTCTGTGGTGCAGTAGCCGCACCCTGAAACACAGAAGTCACTGTGAGTTTCGTCGTAGTTACCATTATACATATCTTAAATGCTCTGGCCAAGGCTTCTACAATCACCGTTTCCGCTTCCTCTTCCAAAACCATGTCCTGTTTCGTATCCTGCACCGCTTCCCTCCCCTGGAGGATAAAAGCTAACAATGCAATAACCTGTAGATTTTCCATCGGATCTGCCTTTTCCGCAAGCATCTCCTTTGGAGTCTTTATATTGTTTGTTGATTCTAGAAACGGTAATTGTTGTCACCTTTCTGATTGCAGTCCCCACTACCAAAGCCTGCCCCATAGTATTGAGGCGCCCAGCCTGTAGCTGACCCCCAACCGAGCCCAGACCCATCATAATATCCTGGAGAACCAATTAAACATAGAATTTGTTCATCTGTTGAACCATCTCTAAGACAATCAGTGTAAACTGAGCCTGCTCCAGAATTTACCATGATCCTCTTCCCTGTCCTTCGCCAGAATTTATTTCGTCCTGCGTGTGGTTACAGCCTTTTCCGTAGCCATACCCACGCGACTGATATAGTATAGACATAAAGACCAAAAAAGCATCGGTCTCATCAAAACCATCTATATGACCCATTCCTATGCCAAAATTATTACCTGTCGGTATACGCATGTCCCCAACCTATACCAATGCCGTGTTTTTCAAATTGAAAATTATTTTCAGAACAACCATGCGTCATGTTTTGACCTGATTTAACAGCAAGCTCATACATCAGGACAACCACTGGGTTATCAAAGTTTATAGAGACCTGTCCATACCCTCGCCCGACCCCAATTGAATCGCAGTCCCAATTCTCTCGCATTTTGATGTTCCGTTTCTCATTGTATGGCCACATGCCTCTCCGTCTCCCCAGCCACCGCCAATCCCATTGCAGTCGCCGTCACAATCAACCCTCTCTGCTCTCTCTTTATAAGAAAAGCCTTGTATGTCACAGTCTTTAACCACATTCAGCTCCTGACGCCTTGCATGAGTCCTTATTTAAATGACCGGTTCCAGAGCCGTAGCCAGATTTTTCCCCGTCTGAGTATATACATCCTCTGCCAGTCGAACCACCTCTTTTTTCGGTGACAGCTGTTAAATAGAATATGATATCATCGTCATCCGGGTCTGTGTTGTCTAGATGACCGTAACCTGTGCCATATCCATAATGATTAACCGTATGGTCTGAAATGTTCAATTTTTCTTATCCAATGACTGCTTAATCCACTAAAATCGCAGTTTCCGTAGCGTGTTCCGGTTCCCCAGCCGATATTCCAGCGATTAGACGAATCAGACAAATCAATTTCAGATTCTCCACAACAATTGCTTTTGCCAGAACCTGCTCCCGCGCCTACGCCTAGTCCTGTTGAAACAGTTTGACCTGAGCCATCTCCACAGTTATCTTGAACCATTCGCCTCACCACAACCTAAACCAGACTGGCCATCCTCAGACCACATCTGACAATAGCAATCTCCCTGAGATCCCTTTCCAGGAGTCCAATTCATATTAAACATAGTGTTGGCTATATAGGTGGGACCATATCCAACTCCCATCTTTTCAGTTAATATGGCTACTTCTGAACAATTTATTTTAGTAATCCATCTATCTTCTGGTGGTATTCGCATTCAAACTCCCATTCCTTACCATCCTCGGCTGGGTATTTCTCCATAAGAAATTTTCTATATTTAGACCATTCCTCAGAAATCTGCCGAATCTTGGTATCTTCAATGTGTTTAAGTTGAGTAATCTCGTCCTTCAATTTAATTATAGTCTTAGCAAGACCACTAGTTGAGTTAAGTTTAGCTAATAAAGCTTTTTTAAGTAGAGATACGTCATTTCTCAAACAAAAACATTGATATATATACCATGGCAAGGCAAAACCAGCAAACAACAAATATATGCTAACTAAAATACTCAATTTGATAATCCTTCAGAAGGAGTCCAAGCGTTAGATAAACCTTGACTGTCGCAATCTGAGTTAAACGCTCCGCCTCCGGTGTCTAAACCCGTCCCGGCAACAAGAATACACCACTCGTTAAGTAATTCATCTTCGGTAAAACCGTCCAAGCATCCGCAGCCCCAGCCATTGTCATTTATTTTGAATTGTCCGTTGATATTATACGCCCCGACCTTAGGCAATTAGTGTTATCTTTTCCGCCGCCGTAACCGTGTCCGTCAGAAAATAATTTAATGTAGGCTTTCCAAAGACCTTGAGGGCATTCACCGTCTTCTTCCCCATCAAAGGAACCTATTCCATAGCCGAGACCAGTTTCGGAAAATTCTTTAAATTTGACTTTGTTCATTTAATTTTTTTAGGGTAACCGGAGTCCATTTTACATTTCTGTTTCCGCCGAGATATTTAAATTCGGCCTCAGGATTAAAAAGAATTTGTTCTTTGGAAAAGTCGAACTCGTAAGTTTTACTGCCACATACGATTGTCATTTTATTTAATTCGCTTGGGCTGTCTAAAAGAAGTGTTATATCTCCATAATAATACCTATCCTTATACACCAAGGCAAAATCCCAATCCGTAGTAACTTCTAGTAAATATTTTTGTGCCATTGGTCCGAAATGTATAAAATACCATCCTTCTTGTAAAAATACACGACCCGCTCTACATCAGGCCAGCCCCCAATATGGAATAAATAATTCCTAAATTCACGAGCTGAAATTTTAGGGGTCACGACTCGACGATGTCTTCTGGTACTCTCAATAAGACAATAATCATCCGGGTCTTTGAAGCTTATGCCATAATTAAATATATTACGCAGATCAAATTCCATTAGATAAATCCAATCTTCCTCATGAAGCTACGCCTGGCACTTTTAACTGTTTTACCAAGGCCATAAACTCCATTGGAATACACCATGATGCCTTCTTTGTAGAATTTTTTATAATAAGGTCGGGGTTTTGTGCCTTTTCTATAGGTAACTTGATAGATTTCTAAAGTGCCCTCCTCTCTTAAGAGTTTGGCGCTAATTAGCTCTATTCTAGGAGATTTTAGAAAAGGAAGACTAGTCTCCGCTACCATCGCTTTTGCATCTACCACTTGTGGTCCCTCCAGAATTGTCGTTAGCTTCTCCGAAGCCCCAGCCTATTCCACTGCGAAATGTGCTGTTGAATCTATATATAGCTTCCCAGTCATGCTGGCAATCTGTATGTTCTTCTTTCATCTAGTTTAACCATAACCCTAGTGTTAACCCAAGTTCGGTCGACTTTAACGAATTGGCCCTGCTCTGGATTAAATGTTAAAATTTTTCCATTTTCTTTAAAAGCTGGCTGGCCGAAGTAGATGCTTTCTTTAGGGGAGCTTACTATGCCCCGTTCGTTGTTTTGAAGCAGGGTGATTTTTTTGTAAGCGGTAGCACTTACTTTAAGAACAGCACCCGCGCCCATCTTCAAGTCCCTCTCCATCGCCTTCGCCAAAACCAAAAGAAAATCCGTCGTAATCAGATGATCCGCTGCCGCAGCCGTCTCCGAATTGTTGGTTTGTTAAATTTCTACGGCAATTTGTACCATAAACATTGCAGCAGTCATGACTTTCGCCGCCTCCGTAGTCCATGTATCCGGTTAGGATTTCACCATAGCCAAACCTAGATTTAGACTCCATTGCCGACTCCATTAGAATATCCCTCGCCAGAGCCGTATCCGTTTCCATAACCATTCATTTTGCAACCGTGACCGTATCCAAACCCTGCTGAAGTTGTTGCCCCGCTGGGACATTCGTAAGCAATGTTAACCTGCCCCTTCACCAGTTTTGAAGCAGTATCCGTTTCCATATCCTTCTGGGTCGAGATCAAATTGTTCTTCGTAACCACCACTGGTTCCTCTTCCCCAAGCATATCCGTCGCCTTCTCCGAAGCCTTGTTCGTCTGTGTAGCCATCGGCGCGACCATCTCCGTGACCTAAGCCATCTTCAAACTGTTCATTCATTTAAATTTCTACGGCTAAGTGAGATTTGCCAGTTTTATCGCAGTCACTAAACAATAAGCCGCCACCTAAGCCAGTCCCGTGGTCTGACCCCCCGCCAGTGGCTCCTGATCCATAGCAAAAATTACTAGAGGGTAAATATGCCCATCTGGAAAAATTTCCATATTGAGTGCATTCTCCAGAGCCGAATCCAGCGCCCCTTCCTAGTATTTCATTACGGTAACTCATTCTCTGACAGACCTTCCGTCTGAGAAACAATCAGCTTTTAATGCACCTATACCTACTGATGCGCCAGACCTGAAGCACATGCCGTGGCCGCGCCCATTTCCGTTCGAGGCTCTTCGTCCGGGGGTTTTGGACCCATAAGACCCGTCCCCATTGCCGTAACCGTAGCCTTGTCCTTCTGCCTCCAGATCAAAATAAATCCGATGGTCTGGTATTTTAGAGCTGCCATCTGCGTGACACGAGCCGTTAGCATTTATTCGCTTGTTCCGTGATTTAAGCATTTAACCCTTCTTTAAGTCCTTGTCCCATAGCATAACCGTCTCCTTCGCCGTAACCAGACATGCCCGTGTCTCCGTCACCAGAGCCGTATCCATAACCTACGTTGCAAATTACGTTGCCGTTTGCATAGCAAGGATTTTCTTTGGATGATCCAGAAGAGTCACACGAACCGTATCGTGTCTCAATTGCTGCATTTGAATAAGGCATATCTATGGCCATTGTCCATACTGGGTTCCTCTGCCATTACCGTAGCCATCTCCCTCGGATGCGGAACGAGGGTCTCTTGTTCTGCCATCGCCGCTACCTGCACCAGAACCAAATCCTTTTTTAGTGCATATATTATTATAAGAATTACTCACAGAGTGATCACTAATGTTACACGATGTGTCTGTTTCAAACATTGCCGAAACCATCCCCCCGTCCGAAACCTTGGCAATCTCCTTGTCCATCGCCACAGCCTAGTCCTGAGCCGTAATTTAGATCTAGGATGTTTCCATAAGCAGCAACTTCAACATCATATGTTGAGCAACCTGACACCCTACAAGAACCAGAGGCCCCCTCTATTTCAGTCATCACCAGGACATCCCTTCTGCCAGACATCTGCCTTCAGCCCAACCGTCACCCCGTCCGTAACCGCTAGACCTTCCGAATCCGTCGCCACAGCCTCTTCCTTTGCCATCGCCTTTTTTTTCAAGTCGGGTATTTCCATAGAGTGTATCACCGACAACAAATGTTGAATAGCCTGATATTCTACAGGAGCCATGTATGTTTTCTATTTCTTGCATAAAAAACAGGCAGCGCCACCCGAAGGCAGCGCCGCCCACCCCCTTTATTACTCGTTTTCCCAGTCGGGAATCATGCCGATGGAAGCCTTGCCAGCTTCCGAGCATGGAATGATTTCGCAAGCATCAAGTACCATGATCTCAGGAATCTCATTGGCGTACTTGCATTCGTCCGCATTGGTCGTGCCTTCCTGGGCAAGGCCACTCAGCGTTTTACCGTGCCACTTCCAAAGACGACGGCTTTTCAGCAGAGTCACTTCTCGACCCGAGTGATGCGCAACATATCCAGCGTGAACGCCAGCATCTCGGCATCGAATGATGCAGTAACGCATGTCAGGGGTAACTTCTTGTCCGGGTTGCATGTTAGGCAAAGTCATAATTTTTCTCCAAGTTTAATAAAAAAGTTTAAATGTTTACGAGTTTACAGTTTCGACTTCATCCACTTCAATTGTGGCAGAGTCAAAGTAATGTTTTTTGTATTTAGTGAACTCCTTATCAATAAAGACGTACAGATAGTCCCCTCTAACAAAACAAGTCTTTTTGTGAAGCGTGGGAAAACTTGGAAAATTCAAGACCCCACCCTCGTCATCTTTTAGTAGATGAATATTCATGTTGAATCCTTAATCGAAAAGTGCGCTAAAAATCTTTTTTCTGTCGTATGAGCGGCTTAGATTCTCCTTTACTGCTTCGGTTAGTGCTTGAGAAACTCCTTCAGTAATAGCGTCAGCCATTGGAATCGCTGAGGCTACCAGTCCATCCTTAGAGGCTACAAGTCTGTTGGTTACCTCAGGAATAACATTGTCTTGTACCCAGTCCTTTACAAAGTGTTTTATGGTTGTTCGGGCTACGTCTGTCATCTCGTATTCAATCTTATCAACGAGATCTTTTTTGAGCATTCTGGTTGCTTCTTGGGTTGCCTCTTGAAGCAAATCCTTAAGCTGTCCTTCGGTTAATTTCATAGTTTACTCCAAGGAAAAAACACGCCGCCCGAAGGCGGCACGAATAATCAAGACCACCGACCGTTTTTTTTACTTCTCTGGTGGAATTCTAATAACTTCTACCCAATCAGGGAAATACTCTTCGGTTCCATCTTCTGTGACTACAGCCATCACGGGGTAACTAGGTTGATCAGCAGAAAAACTTGCATAGCCATCAGTAAAGATAAGCAATGCAGTCATTTCTTGATCAATATCTTTTTCTTTTACAAAATTAAAGATGGGGTCGAATGCAGTGCCTCCCCACTGCGCTCCTTCTACAATTGGAAAATCCTCTACAGCTTCCAATTTTTCATAATGATGCACATCAGTGTCAAACTGCATCGAATGAATAACATCTGGCGTTACCTCTCGAACAAGGCCAGCGATTTCATCAATACAATTTTGAAACTGTCCATACATAGATCCGCTACCATCCAAAGCAATGCCAAGCTCTCCGATGGCTTCCTTGGGGTTGACTCGCGGAAGATACAAATCCCTATACAGGGTACGCTTCTCAAAGTTTTTCCAAGAGTGCTCTTTCTGGAAAGATTGCGTCAAGAATTGTCTCAACTTGTCTTGCCAGTGTACCTTTGGCTCCTCTCTCTTGTCGATATAGTCAGTATAGTGACCAGGAACGCTACCAGCTTGAAATTTCTCTGCTTCAACGCACTCATTAATCAAAGCTTCAATTTGGCGTTGTTCTTCCGACATTGAGCCTTCGCCCTGCTCTGCTGACTCAGGCTGATCCAGTCGGTCCATAGCTTCTTTGATCTTGTCGAGAATACTTTGGCCAACTTTTTCCTTCATGTCAGAGTATGAATCATACCCGTCAGCCTGAGCGTCTTGGTCAAGCTTTTCCATGAGAATGTCGTAAAGTTCCTCTTCTGTGTACTGACTGAGGTCGTCTATTTTTTTGCCGGAATCCCGCTCGAAACATTCCAGATTATAATAATCCTTAATCTCAAAATAAGCGGGGTAACTTGCAAAATACTCCTCAAGGTCCGCATTAATAATAGTGTCGCAAGCAAGATTCCAAACTTCTGGTTCTCGCGAGCCCATTCTCAAGTGGTGCATCCTAAGAATGTGCTCCATCTCGTGAACAGTTACACCATTGATTAGTGCTTGAGATGATTCCTCAACAAACTTTGCGTCGAATAGGATTTTTTTGCCGTCTGTAGCAGCGCGGAATTGTTTCCCGTCAAAAATTTCTGCATTTGTCCAGTAAACGCAGGGGCCCCAAAAGCTGAAGCGGCTTTGCAAAGTATACAGAGCAGCATCAACCTTCTGTTGAAGGGCTTTGTAATCGTAGTCCATAATTTTTTTTCCTTAAAAGTGAGTACAAAAGGGGTGATTTGGTGTTTATAATGGCGGATCACTACAGTTAATACAAAAGTCACCGAGAAAACTCTTAGGTTTCTATACCTATACTGTTTTGATCCAACTCGGTGGCTATTTTTTTGGAGTTGTTATGTGCACTAAAAAGAAAACATGGCAAGAGCATCGCGAAAATATCTTAAAGCATAATAAGAAAATCATTGTTCCAAGTCAAGAACCAAAAGATTTTAAAAACAATAAATCTAAATTTGAAGCAACCTGTAAAGAATGTGGCCATAAGTGGTTTATTGCGGTATCAAAAGCGAGACAGGGTCGCAGTTGTCGTAAATGCTCCTATACTCTAGGCAGAAGGAGAAAAGACTGGTCAGATCATGTAAAAGAAGCTAACGAAGCTAACCTGAATGTTATTCTTCCTGAAGCTCGCCCAAAAGGAACAAACAATCATTCAAAAATTGATCTAAGATGCAAGATATGTAATAATACATGGAAAACATCCTTGCATAGTGTTAAATCAGGTCACGGGTGCCCGTACTGTGTTGGTAAAGCCTCAAAGACATGGGAAGAGCACAAGCAGGACATAGTAAAGATTAATTCGAACATTAAATTTCCAAACCTGCCTCAAAAAGAAATAGTAAGGAGCGATGATTATTTTTGCGCAACCTGCAAAGTTTGTAACCACTCATGGAATATAAAAGTTTCTAATGCGAAATCGGGTTATGGCTGTCCAAACTGTAGCTCTAGCAAAGGCGAAAAATCAATTAAAAGATACCTTGAAAGACATAACATTGTCTTTTTTCAAGAGCATAAGTTTGACGATTGCATCAGCGAAAACAATAAGCACTATAGGTTTGACTTTTATTTGCCCGATTACGAACTTCTTATTGAGTATCACGGGCAACATCATTACCATGAGAACACGTACTTTAATGAAAAACAAAATAACTCTTTAAGCAAAGTCACAGCTAATGACCAAATCAAGTTAGATTACGCTTTATCTAACGGCTATCGTATATGTTATTTGCCATACGACAAGATTGAACACATAGATAACCTATTAGATAAAGCGCTTTCTTCAATAAAGAAACTACTCAGGTTTGATCAGCATCTTTTAGATTGTGACCGTTAACCGATGTTCCGTACCATCTTGATCTTTCTTGAACGCCTTGGTTCCAAGATGCAAGACAGTTAGATAAAAATTCCGCTAAGATATAATCAGGAGTTCCTGAAGCTGTCTCTTGGCTATGTAAGTTAATTAGATCCGTTAATTCTTTTTGAAATTAACTCATAGCTTCCCAATGATTAAATCTAGTGACTTAACAGTTTCATCCCTAACAGAGTCAACAGTAGACACAACGTCAGAACTAAGGTTCGCCAAAAGATTGATTGTGTCGTTGGAAAGTTCTTCAATGTCTTCTAGGTTGGTTACATTGAGTTCCTTGACACGTTCAGCCAGCTCTACTGTTCTGTCGATGACCCTCTGTTGCACTTTTCGGGAATCACTGCTGTGATT